TAATTACAATTTTAGGTATTGTTAAACTTTTGTTTCTCTAAACTTTTGTTTTTCAAGTCGCTGAATTTCTCTTTTAATGAATATAATATCTACAGCAACTATTTCTTTGTATAACGTTCCAACCATGGAATCATACATAGCTTTTGCTTCTGCAAACTCTTTCTTTGCTTCTTCTAAAGAATCAAAAATTACTTTAAAGTAATGCATTATATTGTTATTTTAAATTATTGAGTGTAGATAAGGATTCGAACCTTATTCCCTTTCTCTCCTCATCGGATTACTCGTACTATCCAGTATACGACTACACTGTCCACCCTAGCTATGGGTAACCACCTCTTATTCGAAATCGAGGATTTTAAAATTACGAATGTAACTGTTTTATTCTTTAAAAAGCTATTTTTGATGAAAAGGTTGCTACCCTAAAAGATTTCGTTTCTCGATAACGGTTCTTTCAAACGAACTAGAAAGATCTGTAAATGCATATAAAAGGACTTTCAACTTTTATGTGAGAAAATTTTTCTTATAAAACTTTCAAAACGCACTTAGTCATCAGCTAAGAATATTGTACCGAGAACGGGAGTCGAACCCGTACGGCCATTACTGACCAGGGGATTTTAAGTCCCCTGCGGCTGCCATTTCGCCATCTCGGCATCCAATATTTATTCCTTACGTTTTCATACTATAATAATTACAAGAGCAATTAAAAGAGATAAAAAATGCCATAATGAAGAAAATTAGTTGCGGAGTCAGGATTCGAACCTGAATCTCCTGGGTTATGCGTGGCCCAGGCTGGTTATCCAGTTACCATGCGCAATACACTCCGCGATATAGATTAATGTTTGAAACTCCAAGTTCCATTGTGATTTGGAAAAGATATCGCTTCCACAATTCATTAAATAATTATTACTACCGTCTTGAGCAATAATATAACTCATAATGTACTCACTTCCTTTGTGACAGTCAGTTAAGGAATATATACATTACTTGTCGACCTACTGTACTTCGCTCCCTTACACTATTCGACGAGTGTGAAAAGCCAATTTCGGGTCTTATTTATACTCGTTTAAACCCTACTTACATTAGGTAAACTAATCATAGTAAATCCAGACATTAGTTTCTGGTAATCATCAGCAGGATTTCGAGTTTATGTATGTTTAAAGTTTAAAAACTTTGAATTGTCAAATTATAAAATAACTAATATTGCCAAAAACGATTGTTTAAACTTCAAAATAATAACTGAAATTATTATTATTAAAGAGTAACTTTCTGAATGTGAGAATAATAGATATTTTACATGAAGGAAGTTGGTCTGACAAATTGACAGTTTTAAAAAGAGTAGAGGATGAATAAAAGGGTGATAATCAACGACTTACACCGATCACTTCATCCTCTACTTCAGTCACAACATGACATTTTGTCAGGTGTTTCTGTCATGTCAATATGTCAAAGAACTATTATTACTATGCAATCGCAGTTAATCTCGGTTAAGATATATAGTTAAAGCGATCGCGGCAATTACTACAGCTACCCAAGGACCACAAGCCATGACTATTACTGTAGCAATCCATCCAAGCATAATCAAGCCAAAGATTATACCGAGTATTACTTTAATTGTATCCATAATCTTTAATAAAAATGTGGGAAGAGCTCATCACTTCTCTTCCCACGGTCACTAATCATCTAAACTCATCAAATCATCACTAGGGCCTATAAGTCCGATCAAAGACTTATAGACAATGGACACATCGTACAATGTACCACATGTCATACCGTCCTTTTTCAAGGACTCAGAAACTTTCTGGATTACTATATCAGCTATCTGCATTAGCTATATATATTCTACCCATATTAGTTTCTAAACAGTTAAGAGGCCGTACTCACGACCCCTTAACTGTAATTTGGCCGTTACGCATACTCAAGGACGGGTACATCACGTTCCGTCAGTTCATCGGTCATGACACCGTTATCGAACTTACGAACCTTGATCTTCGTCATCTCCTTGCACGTCAGCTTCTTACCGCAGAGTTTAGCTACACGAGCATAATCGCTTGCTTCATTCTGCAATGCCTGACATACAGGACCGACGAACTTGCCCTGATAATCCATGCGACGAAGTGCCGCTACCGAGAAATACCCGAACTCTCCGTTTCGTTTCACTACGATCAGTGTTTCAACTGCATCACTGTTCGGACGAACGGTGCGAGTAAAGGGTTTGATGTCAGCTTCCGTATCAGGAAATTCGATAACTTCGTTCGGTGCAATACCGTAAGTTACGATACCTACACCTTTCTCCTTCAGAAATTCAGGAGATACTTCAGCGACTACACGTCCACCAGGAGCTGCAATCTTCGGCAGATTTTTTACTTCAGAAATCTTCATCTTTTATAAATAAATTAAATTAAACTTCTATGTACTACAATCACGTTTATTTTATACTTGTGATGTACTACGAACTTGTCGGGAGCTTTGGTACCTGTTGGTGGCTTTGGTTGATGGAAAAAAGAAGGAGAGCAGGGATTGCTCCCCACTCTCCAATTATTATGCCAGCTCCTCGAATAACGAGACTGGTTTGAGGTCAAACTCTCCCTCAAGCTTCTCACGGTCCTTGTTGAACCGCTGGAACTTAAAGGACTGGTTCTCCGTGACTTTGAGCCGCTTGCCTGCGAGGAGTTGGGCGACCTCCAACGCATCACCGCAGGTGAGTATGCGCAGATTGAGGTCGTGTTTCTCGCGAATGGCTTCCATGTATTCCGAGCGACCTTCAGGTGCGATTTGGCAACCGCGTTGAAAGGTGCTGAGCGGGAACCAGCGCCACACTCCGTTGATGCAGCAGAGTATCATGAGACCCCGAACGGTAATCTCCTCACCGTCTTTGTTGACGGTCTTAAATTCCTTCCCCTGCTTGATGAGCTGGATATCGAAGTCCTCAAACTCGACCGTATCACCCTTCAACAGCAAGTTCTGGGTGAAGATAGTCTTCGACTTCAAGATTTCGACAGTAACGTCGTCAAATCCCTTGTTGGCTGCATCTTGCAGCATTTCGGCCCTCTTGGCGCCTTCTAATTGTTTCATAAACGTGATGAGTTAAAGATGAATGATTGCTACCTTTCAGTAGCTTTTGTTATTTGACCAGTGCTCAAAGTGCTTGTAGCTTAGCTTCGAGTCCTGCAATGTACATCTCAACAATTACATTGAGCGGAGTAGTAACAGTCGATAAAGCTTTTACAGTGTTGTGAGAAATAGCTTCTATTGAAGCTATTTCATCTGCAACACGTTGAGTTCTGTCATCCATAACAAAAAGCTATTAAAGAAAGGGCTCAAAGCCCTTTCTTGATTACACCTGCCCACATATCGCGAGCAACATCCATGAGTGCACGGTCTTCTTCCGTGACCTTGTCGACGTTCTGCAGCTTGAGCGGCTCCTGATAAGTGTAACGAGGTCGAGCAGTGCCACAATTGTGAACATCCGACATAGATTCTGCTTCGATGAGCAGGTTGTGAAAAACAGTCTGTACCATGGTTTGATAGTTTGATGAGTTTCCGAGAAGCACTATTGCTATCTAAATAATATTCAGATATTTTGGTAAAAAGAAAAAAAATCTATCTCGGATTTCTCCGAGATAGATTGAGGTGGTTAGCATTTCCACACGACCTTGCCCGTGTTCCACTCGCTGATGTCGAATGTTACACTCATAGATTCTTCGTAGCTTCTCTCGCGCTGGATGACATAGTCGTCGTGCTGATAGCTGCTGTTCCTTCTAGCATTGGCGTCTTCCTCGGTCTTGTACCAGCGAGTTTCGGTTCGTGTGTAGTTGATAGAGCAACAAACCGTTCCTTCGAGCAGATTTACGGTAGGCTCGCCCATGAATGAGAGGTTGGTGTAGTTGCTGCTGTTGCAGGTCAGTTCAACCTGGTCTACAGGACGAACCGTGAGTTCTGCAGTGCCAGTGAGGATGGCAAGCGCGTTCTCTCGAGTCTCTTCAGGATGAGCCTGAATGAGAGCTGCTATGTGCTCAGTGAGCTCAGCAGGGTTTGCCGACGAAATGGAAGTAGCGACGATCGATTTGATAAGTGCGATGTTTTTCATAATGGTATTAGATGAAAAAGTTTAACATATAGACAGTTCAGATGCTTTGGTTTCTAAAAATAGAACTTTTGTCAGAAATATTTTACTCGAAATTTTTTTCGGTTTTCCATCTGAAACCCCCAGGGGGAGTTTTAATAGAGTATCCATATGTGTATACAATATATACAATATTCGTATGTATACATGATATCCATACACAAATCTCTTTTTCTAAACTCAATGGGGGGGGTTGTTTAAACAACCCAACAGGTATATAGATCTGTTCGAGCGCCTCCGCGAAGCGAGAACATATATAGATAGGTATCTCCCAGGGCATATAAGTGTATCTCCCAGGGCACTTTTTTAAAATAGGTGTATCAAAAACGACACCTTAGTGTATCTCCCAGGGCTATTTTTAAATTGAATGTACTATATCAAATTCTTATACACTTTAAATAAATATTGGTATAAATATTTGGTAATATTAAATAAATGTTATATCTTTGTAATATTAAAAATATTAATTTATGGATAATAAAGTACAACACATTCAAGTCCCTCATGATTTGGGGGTTGCAAAAGAAATTAAAATGAATCCTACTGATTATCTCATTTATGGTTATATGAGAAAAAATATGGATAAAGATACATTCCAAACTTTTGTTTCACTAAGAACTCTTGCAGAATTAGCAAGAGTATCTATTAATACAGTGCAAAGTAGTATTAAAAAACTAAATGCAGCAGGTGAAATTAAAATTCTAGAAAAGAAAAAAGGTAGGAGTAATATTTATGAGATTCAAAAATCGGGAAGATATTTTGAAAGATTTACTTACGAGTTTATGGATGCTGAGAATACTACTCCTGAAGAAAAAGGAGTTCTATTAGCAATGCAACAATACACTAGTACAAATGATGGACAATTTGCTATTACAACTAAAACTAATAAAGAACTTGCAGCAAAAATGGACATAAGTACTAAAGTATTAACTAGAGTATTTAGACAATTAGAAGATAAAGGTATTTTAATTACAAGTAGAACATCTGCTTTAGATAAAATATCAGGATTACGTAAATCTGCTAAACTTATTGATTTATCTTTAGTATGTCAAGCAATATTATTTGTAAATCAAAAAGTAGATCAACATTCAGAACAGATTGAAAAACATTCAGAAGATATTAAAAATCTACGTAAGGAAATTATGAAATTAAAACAAGAAAATGAAAAACTTTTAAGTAGATTAAATACTAATTCTGATTTTAATTTTGCATAATATGGATACAACAAATATGACTATAACAGATAAGACTACAGCAGATTTGTCGGGTACTATTTCATTTCCTGGAAGTATAATTAATACAACACCTAATCCATATATAGGTATGGCAAGTACTATAGGGGTAGCGAGTGCTATGGCAAACTCAGTAGGTACTACAGTAACTAATCTAAAAAATGTATTAGAACAAAGAATCGCAGCTTTAGAAAGCGTAACAAGTTATTTATTATCTAAAGTTTCTGAATTAGAAAATAAAGTAGATAATTTAACATCTAGAATTTCTGAATTAGAGAATTCAAATCGTTGTAAATTAGATCCAGAAATAGGTGCTGTAATTTGTGATTTATAAAAATAATGTATATATTTGCAAAATAATATAAAACAATTATTATGAACGATATCACATACAGACCATTCATACGAGATAGTGCTTTAGGAGATATTAATATTCAAATTCCAAATCTTGAAATACCTGTATATAAACCCAGATATTCTCAACCTTTAGAAGATGATACAGAGACAGAAGTACAATCTCAAGTAGAAGAGATAAGAAATCCAGAACCAATAGTTCAAGAAACTACAGTTCATAAATTCAATTCTAAAAAGGATTTCAAAGATACAATGCTTCCTATTTATGAAAGATTATTAAAATCAAAAGGTTTAAATCCTGCATTTGCTAAATCATTAGTAGCACAAGACGGATTAGAATCAGCTTGAGGTTCTAAACCTGCAGGATTATACAATTTTGGAGGTATTAAAGGAAAGGGAACAACTAAACGAACTAGAGAAGTTATTAATGGTAAGGATGTTTATATAAATGATCAATTTAGAAATTTCAAATCACTTGAAGATTATGCAAATTTTAAAATTGATCTATTAAATAATAAACGTTATAAAGCATTCTCTGGAGATATAAAAGAGTTTGCAAATAGAGTTCATAGAGGAGGATATGCTACAGATCCAAGATATGCAAATATTTTAAATCAAGTTATAGCTTCTGCTAAACATGGAGGAGTATTAAAATTTCAACAAGGAGGAATTCAAGAAGGAAAACAGTGGCTTGAAGATTGATATAAATCACGTAAAGGTTTAGTAAAACAAAATGTTAAACAAGTTCTACCAATTCCTCTCCCTGTAACTGAATCTTTAGTATTTAATGCACTTAAAAGAAATTTAGATCTTACTAGAGCAAAGATAAATCCGAGTAAAGTCCCTGATAATGCTTCAGGAGTTTATTATCCGTTTGGTAGAAGAATATTTTTAACAGATGGATCAACTAGTACTGCAATTCATGAATGAATTCATAGTAGTTTACCTGATGCACAAGAGAAAGTAATTAAGAAGTATCAAGATAATTTCGGAGATACAATTTATGATAATAAAACAATTGCTCCCGATGAATATTTAGATAATCCTCAGGAAATTTATGCTAGATTAATGCAACTAAGACATAGTATTAATGCAGATCCTAATCATAAATTTACTAAAGAAGAAATACAAAATATTAAGAAGGAACATTTAGATCATTATACTCTTACAAATAGACTTAAAAATTCAGAAGGTAAAGGTAGTTTCTCAGTATCACAATTTGATAAAGATGGAAAGATAATTCAATCAGAACCATTTAATCCCGAATATAAAATTGTACCTGAAGAGTCTACAGTTACTCCACATTATAATAAAGAGAATACATATAATTTATTGAATAGATATAGTGATGATTTCTTACTTTATTTATTTAATAATGTGGCTCAAGCGCCTACTAAAAAGAAGGATGCCACATTATATGCTCAGTTAGGGTTAAAACTTCCAGGTTTTCAAAATTCAATACAAGTAACAGATAATGAACGAAAACCAAACCTTAGTTATCCCGTAAATACTGAATATGGAGATTATATTCCAAATAGTAATTATCCTAATTTAGATTACTATCACAAGTTTGGACAAACTGATAATAAATTTAAAGAACTTGCAGAAATTCTTAAGCCTATATTTGTACAAGTATTAAAAGAAAAAAATTTGCCATTAACTCAGGTAGATAATTTAGTTAGACAAGCTGCTCTTGAAAGTCAATACGGACTTGATCCAAGAGGATCAAGAGGTTTTAATCTTGGAGGAATAAAATGGAATAATAACCAAACAGATAGAGAATGAACAAAGCATAAAGATGGAGAAAAATATATAGACTTTGAAAATCTATATGATTATGCACAATATAAAGTAGATTTACTAAATTCTAGATATAATGCACTAACCGCTACTAGCACAAATGATTTTGTAGATAGACTTCATGGAAACAATGATACTAACTCTAATTATAGTCAAGGTAAAGATAATTATATAAGAACTTTAAATCGAACAACTTCACTTAATAAATATCTTTCAAATAATGGACAATAAGTTATATGATAAAGTAATAACAAAACTGCAAGATAAAGATACTCCAAAAATTGAATTAAAAGATTATGGTTTTTATAAAAATGCAGCTGTAACTTTTATTAAAGATTCAAAAGTATATTATGCAGTTTTAAATAATGGATCTAATGGTAGTGAAAACTCTATATTAAATCCAATGAAAGAAGTAGTTTCAATTATGGAACTATTAAAACAAGAACATGAAGAAATAGATGATGTTACACTTTGTGACGTGTTCATTGATATTCCAGATGATGTTTATACTTGAGTATTTGTAATATACTTAAAATAAACTTTTAAATTAATAAATATATAAATACATGTTTGCATTAAGAAAAATTACAGGTAATGGAAGTGAATTAAATTTCGACTTAGGAGACTATTATGTTTTAATTACAAAAGAACGTTCTCCAGAAGAATTTGAAGATAAAATGAAAGACCATCCTAGTTATGATGAGGCTTATGCTTTTATTTGCTGGAAAGATGGAGTATTACCATTATATAAAGAACAACAAAACTATATTGTTTCTGGAAATGGAACAACTTATAGTAACTTAACATATAAATAATTATGAAAACAATGACTTGAAAAACAAAATTAATTATTGCTGCAATCGTAATTGCTTTAGTATTAGCAGGTTGTGGCATTGTATCAGCTATGAGCTTTGGAAGTCTTTTACTAGCTTTAACTAGCTTTATAGTAGGTTCTGCTTGTGGCTGGTATGCAAAGAATGTTTATGATAAGTATTTCAAAGATAAGTAATGAAAATATATAAAATATTCTACATATTAGGATTAATGTTTATGGCATTATTCTTTTTAAGTACGCTAAACTCAGCAGTGCCTTTATATGCATTGCTGAGTTTAGTATCCTTTATAATTAGTGGAAAATATTATAAAGAAGATGATTAAACAGTTTATATCACAAAATATCACTGGGGGGGGGTACTACTATAAGTTATGTAATAGGAGCAACTCTTTTTAGTAAAGGAGTATCAAAATTAGTATACGTTGATGAAACTAATGCGCATCACCTTTTAAAGAGATGAAATAATGAGTTAATAATGAATTTTACAATTGAAGTTCCAAAAAATATATTAACTTCTACTTGAGGTCTTCAATTATGGTGGATGAATCCTGATTATATTGATGATTATAAGAGTTTTGTTCAATCTTCTGTATATATGGATGGAACAGACATTACAAATTATGCTTATATTGAATCAGGCAATGCATTTGATCCACAGATTACTTTTAATGTTCTAACGGATGTTGGAGTTATTAGAAAAAATCTAACTATTACAATTAATCAACTTCCTATCAATGTATTCTATTTAACTTATAATTCTATTAATAAGCCAACTAGTACATTTGTTAATTTCAACCTTAATTCTAGTCTAGGTGTTACCGAATCAACAACCTGTAAACTAACTTATGGAGCTGAAAATGCAACTACTATAAAAACTGTAACATTACCAGCTGGAGAAAATATAGTAAGAGAACAAACTGGAACATTTTTTTCTACAGCTCCATTAAATATGTATATTACTCCAAAAGAGTCTTCTAATATATTAAATAGACAGAATCTTTATTCTGGATTTGTTTGTATGAATTTTGATGACGCTTACTTATATAATTCTACACCAGATGAACTTTTAAGTTGAAAAGAGGTTCAAACTAATTTCTGAAATAATTTTATAAGTAAAACTAAAGTTACATTAACTTTAACAACTACTGATGGAGATATTGTAAGTGCTCTTACGATGTTATCTATAGATGGTAAAACTTTAATGTTCTTCTTTGATCCTAGAAGTAATATATATAACCAAGCAGTTGAATCTATGACTTTTAAAGACGAATATTTAGGGTATAATCTTAGATATGAATTCCCAAGTAGCACTTCTGCCTGAACGACCCAGATACAATTAAATGGACAATTTATAGGCCTAACAAATATTGGAACCTTAGAACCTGTTCCATTTAGGGGAAAATATAAAATATAATAAAAAAAGGAACCCAATTGGGTTCCTTTTGTTTTAAGTTCTCATTTCTACACTAAATACTTCGAAATTAATCTCTACGTTTTCTCATTTTGGAAGACTGACTGCAGTTACAAATCCTCATGAAGAAGACATAACTAGATGACAATCAACATCATTGTGTGTTTCTATTTCGTTTGTATCTATATTTCTTATTGTAACATTAACTCTTCCTATATTATCCATTCCAAGTACTTCTATACCATCCTTCTATACCATCCTTCTATACCACATATTGCAATAAATATAAAATAGGTCAGTTCTGGGTTTATTAATATAGGATCTTCTTCCTCTTTCGCTAAATAATAGTTTGCATTTTGTCCTCAAGATTGATATACTTGTGGTGGATAAGATACAGGTAAGAAATCAGAATACATTCCTTCATTTAAGGATAGTTCTTCAGAAATAGCTCCTCCATCTTGTGTTATTAAGTATAATTTTGCTTCTTATGTATTTGGGAATGCAGTTAAAGTTCCTTCGTATCCACTATTTCTTTGTTACAATAAATGTAGCACCAACAGAATATACTGTAGCATCATTAAGAGTAGCTATATCTTGTGCAAATAGTTTAGTATTATTTCCAAGATCTTCTGATTCTGTAAATATCATAAAGAACCCTTCATTTGAATAATTCATAAGGTTCTGCATACATGTATAAGAGCTTGCACTACTAATTACAAAATGACATGTAGAAGAACCTGCTCTTATCATTAGGTCAGACTCACCTATTCATTGATTCCAATCTGCAGGCATTATAACACATTCTTCTGAATATTTATTTCCCAGCATAAAAGTAAGTGATGCAAATGCTGCTAAAGAAGAATTCTTTGGATTTCCACTAAGGCCATTAGTGCCATTAAATAAATCTACAGGAGTATCTAATTCTTGTATAACAGAGTCTCCTGTAAAAAGAAAATTTCTAAATTCAGAATCAGGAAATTCTGTTATATTAAAAGCAATCGGATATCCAAAAATGCCTCAACTTCTTTGAATCTCTTCTATAACATTAACATTATAAGGTGCTGCAACTGCAGTTAATGTATTATAATTTCCTGAAGAATCTAAATCTGTAGGTTTTGCTAATTGTAATATGGCATGGAACTCATCATTACCCTCATGATACGTGCAGGTAGCTACTAACACTATACTTTCAGGAAATGGTGCTAATTTAATCTTGTTTATATTTTGTGATATAAATGTTTTCGTTTTCTTTTATTTTTGTTTCTTGTTCAAATTCAAGAATTTTACTATAAAACTCAAAAAAGAATTCTTCGAGTGTTATCTTGGAATTCCTTTTTGCATTTTCTAATAAATCATTCATAGTTATTACCGTTTAGGAACTCCTCCAAACTTATCAGCTTGATTTTCTGGCCAAACTGAATAATAACTTTTAGCTCTAAGTTTAGCACTAATTCTTCTAAGACCTACTCAGCAAATACTGCATAAACCAGGGCCAGGTAAATAAAGCCATCCTCATCTAATACTCTGTCTTGTGTGGCCTCATTCATGATCTTTAATGCTGTTTCTATTATATTTTCTAGCAGATTCTCCCATTAGGATATATAATCCTAATGAAATACCTCCAGGAAAGTCACCAGCATAAATTGGAATTCCTTTATATGTTTCTTTATACTCTACATTATAGAGTTTGGTTAAGATGAGACCTAGGAGACACTGAGGGAACTCCCAGATCCATCTTAATAGTTTAATATATCATTTCATATGTTATGCTTTAAAAAAGTATAGTTTTTTCCCATGTGTATTTGGAGAAATATCAATGTGTAATCAAGAGATTTCACCTTTATTGTCTCATTTTTCTACTCGTATAGGATACCTAAGTTTATCTTGATTATTTTCGAGGATTTCTCGCATCTCTTTAGCAGTTAATTTAGTTGATATTAAATCAAACGCTTGACCTTTATAATGATAGCCTGTAGGAGTACCAACTCCACATCCAGGTTCTCTATAACCACTATAATTTCTAGATCCTCCTGCGTATCAATTGTTACATATAAGAGGAACATTTAGAATTTCTCTAACATTCTCTAAAGCTTCAAGAGCTTTTGGATCTAGAAATTTTATAGCATCATCACCATATTGATTGTATATTTTAGATGATACTAATTCTTTTACTTGAAAATATTTATTTGCTTGCATATTAATTAGTACATGGATTATATAAGCATGCTCATGCATGTCCTATAAAAATCTTATTTCTAATATAATTATCTTCAATTTTATCTAACATTGTATAAAGCTCTGAAATTTTATATAATCAATGCTCTCCTTTATTTGAAGATTTTATAATTAAAGGAGTAAAGTTAAGTTCTTTAGATATAGAGGCCACTATTTTGTTTGCATTCTCAGAATATTCATCAGCATCATATAAACCATAAAAATCTTCATTTATAATAATATCTTTTAGCTGAGGTTTAATTCCAAAAACTTTAAACCGCTCTCACTCTATCTGAGATAAAAATCCAGAGGACAATCTTTTTGAAACAGTATCAATATATACTCTAGCGTAGTATTCTTCTGCAACTTTGATTATATCTGGCATAGTTTCTTTTAATGATTCAAATGAACCAAAAAATAAATCTTTACAGATTCTTTTTTGAGTAGAATGACCATCTTTCAATCTTGAAAGAATTATTACTCTTACATAATAATCTTTTTCAAAGTGAAGAATAGGTTTTAATATCTCTAAATTATTTATCATTATTGAAGGTATGTGTTAATATTATATATGAGATAATCTCCTACCAGACTTTCGTCTATATAATTTAAATCTCTATTTACTACAGTTTGTCCAGTTATAATAGGTATTTTTATCTGTTCAACTGCACTAAGTATAGTATCTATTTCCCCTGCAAAATAATAAGAAAGTACTGCATAACTTACTCCCATATACATATTAGAAGCCATTCCATCTTTATCTACACATCTTAAATCAAGTTGAGGTCTTGTCATACTAGAAACTAAATCTGCACGTTTAGCTCAATTAGTTTGTAGTTTACTTATATATGGATAGCTATTTGCATTAAATTCTAAAGTCATAGGATTGTTTACTACTAATATTCCTACACTTGAATTATATAAATCTGCTTTAAACATTCCTTGATAACTTCCAAACTGACTATTATCCATATAAAGATTAGTGTTTACTGCAATATATTCTCCTAATATAGAAAACTCTGTGGGAGCTATATAATCGTATTTTGGATTAGGGTTACATATTTCAATAGTTGCAGAATTAAACGTCATACGTTCTAATGAAGATATTGGAAACGATAAGTGTACAGGTATAGCAAAATTCTTATTATCGAAACCAATACCTGTATCTTCTATTGTTCCCACAGATACAGTATAGTTTACAGGTAATGGAATCTCAACTCCCAAATAAGTAAATGTTAAATTTACAGTTATTTTAAAAAATAGTTCTTGATCATCACAATATAAAGGATAATCAAATGAAACCCCAAATAAGTAATCAGCCGTGCTTAAGGGGTCAATATTTGAATCTGTAATTTTTGGAACTGTATAATTTGGGCCATAAAAATAAAAATAAGACTTATTTATTTTTTTACCCCCCCCCCTGTTTTGAAAGATAAATTGTTTTATCATACCTTTATTTTTTACTCTTATTTCACTTAGCAGCATTCTGAGCAAATATAGCACGCTTTCTAGTTACAGGATTTTTACTATGTGTTAATTCTTCAGTAGTTTTACCTGTCTTCTTTTTAGTAGCATTAAATTTACCTCTATTTTCTGGTTTAATATGGATCTTACTTCCATTCTTCATCATTTCAAGATAACCTAACATAATATTATCTAGATTACCTTTTTCATCTGCAGGTTTACTATATGCCTGCGCAATTTTGTTTAAAATTTCATCGTTATATTTCATAATTATAATATTAATAATTGAATATGCACATTATTTGTGCAAATATAGTTATTTATTTATTTAAATACAAACATTTTACTGATTTATTTGGATATACAAAAAAATTATTATATATTTGCATCATCCAAATAAAATTATACAATAATTTAAAGAATTAGATATGGCTAAGAAACAATACGATTTAAGCTCAGGACTCTCATGACTGGGGACTATCCTACAGTATATTAGAGATTATGGAGTATGTAGTATCTTTAAAGCCTTAATCATCATGTTTATGTTAAGTATTACTTTGAGAATATGTTATGATCCAACATTTTTATTTGATAAGTATTCAGAATATATGAGTCAGAAACATTCACAAGAATTGTTAAATAGGATTGATGATGATAAGAAAGTTAAAGATCTACTTCCAAGACTATTATATATGTCAGGTGCAGATAGAGTATGAGTAATACAATATCACAATGGTATTTCTGATTGATTATATGGTTCTATGCGATTTGAGTTATGTGGAGAAAACGCACACTCAATCAAAGAACAATATGATAATTTTCATCTTAGTTGATTAAATCTTCCTGATTATTTAAAAACACATAATCAGTTTATCGGTAACTTAACTACTTTAGAACAAATAGATCATGTAATGTATGATCGATTTGGAAAAAATAATGTAGAATATTTAGCATGTACTCTACTAAAAGATGATACTGGAACTCCAACAGGAATTTTAGGATTCACTTGAGAAAAAGAAAACGAAGTAGGATATGAAGATAGTACTATTAAAGAGAATTTAATTAGATACGGAGCAATAATAGAACAATATATAAAACCAAATGTTATAAATAATGCCAAAGTTAGATAATGTAAAAGAAAAATATGTTAATGGTTATCAAGTAGATAAAGAGACAGAAGATGTTATTTATTCAGATGCAAAACATCTATACTTAGATAAATATGATAATAAGCCTTATGTATCAGTTACTACTCTAATACATAAATATGTTAATGAGTTTGATTCGGCATTTTGATCTGCTTATAAAGCTTGTGAAGCTTTAGTTGATTCAGAAATTTTTAAAGTCGTAAAGACTTCATTATTAAATACTAAAAGATGAGATCCAAAACTTCTTGAAAAATTAAAAATTAGTAAAGAAGAATTTGAAAGTAAACGTACTGAGATCCTTCAATCATATGAAACTGAAAGAAATAAATCTTGCGAAAGAGGAACAAAAATACATGCTCAATTTGAGAATATGTATTATCAATCTGAAGAACAAGATCTTAGGAAATTCGGTCTTGGAGGAAAGTTCACTTGTAAGAAGGGATATTATCAATTGGATTTAGAAAAAGGAGTTTATCCTGAATTTATGATTAGTTATAAATCAGAAGATGGTTTATTAAGAATTGCAGGACAACTTGATTTACTTATTAAAGATAGGAACGATATCATAATTGCAGATTACAAGACTAATAAGAAATTAGAAAAAGAATCATTTTATAATAGAGCTACTAAAAGTAGAACTATGATGAAATTCCCAATGAATAATATTATGGACTGTAATTTTTATCATTATACATTACAATTGTCATTATATGCATATTTATTACAGAAAATTAATCCAAACTTTAATATTAAACGTTTAGTACTAATACATATTGACCATAATAATCATATTACAGAACATGAATGTGATTATTTAAAATCAGATGTAGAAACAATGTTGAAACATTATAAAAGAGATATAAAGATTAAATCTGAGTTGGATTTAGATAAACCTATAGTATTTTAATTATGGGATGGATAGATATTATTAGTGGACATGTCGATGAAGCTCTTGGAAAAAACGAAGACTTATCTGAAAAAAGATTAGCGGTTTGTAAAGAATGTCCATTATACAAAGAAACACCAATGGGTCCAATATGTAATCCTAGATTATATATTAATGAAAATAATAAAACAGACTATTCAGATAGACCAAAAATTGGATATAGAAAAGGATGCGGATGTGCTCTTAATCGAAAAACAAAACTGCCTGCAGCAAAATGTATAGTAATGAAATGGTAATATATTATATTTATAAAATACATTTTCTTTGCGGATTTCCGAGTGGCAGATATTATATAGGAAAACACAAGCATACTGGAGATTTAAGTAATGACAAGTACACTGGATCAGGTAATTTTTTGTAAAGCATATTATGAAGAAAGTTAAGAATATAATTATTGGATGGTATAGAAAAATATTTAATAAAAAATCTGAATTAGCAGAAAAAAGACTGGCAATTTGTAGCACTTGCTCGTATAAAACAAAATTATGTGGACAAGATATTTGTGATCTTTGTGGATGCGTATTAGATGCAAAAGTAAGAGTTGAAGACGAACAATGCTATAACAATAAATGGTAATAAGTTAAATTTAAAAAATGTAAATGATTATGGGAAAAAATCTTTTAGGAAATGCACACATGCAAGAAATGGGAGTTCATCTTATGGGAGCAAATATTAAACATGAAACAAAGGAGTTAACTCCTGAGGAAATTGCTGCTCATAATAAAAAAATGGAGGAAGAACAGCTTTTAACAGCAAATAGATTACTTGAATTAAATAAAGGTACTAAAGATGCATCTAAAATGAAGGTAGCTGCAACTGGATATACTGTTATTATAAAACCATTTGAAAAAAATCCTTATAGAGAAATTAAGACAAGTGCTTCAGGTTTAATTCTTCCAGGAGATCTTTTTGCAGATACATATAAGTCTGATGATACTGGTGAGATGGAGAGAGCCGAACAATTCATTGCATGTGGTACTGTTATTTCTGCAGGACCCGAATGTAAATACGTAAAACCTGGAGAGGATATATATTACAGAAATTCTGTAGCACCCGTTCCATTCAATAATATGGGTTATTACGCTATCAGTGAACAAAACATTATATGTCGAGTAATTGAAAAGGACAAAGAATAATATGATAAACGAAATTGAAAAAACGTTTTTTAACCCAGGAGATATAGTCACTTTAAAACATGGTGAACTTATATCTCCTGTTATGTATGTAGTAGAAAAAATTACACAATCATACAAACATGGTAATGAAATAACTAATATCTTTAAAGGTATTAAATGTAGATGGTTTGATAGGAATATGGTTTTACGTGAAGCAGTATTCTCAACAAAAGATTTAAAATTTTATAAGAACAAGTAACTATGAAAGCTTATTTAAGTAATGGTATAATAATAGAAGGTACTGTAGCTGAAATTAAAGAGTTTTTGGAAGGACAGAATTATACAATTACAACTACTCCAAATACTACTCCTATTTGGATTTATCCTTCGCAACCTTTAGACCCTAAATATAATAAATTTGAAATTACTTGCTCTACAACAGATATTAATAATAAAACAATATCATAATGGAACAAGAAGAATTAATGCAATTTGTTCAATGACTTCCATCTAAAGTAGAAGAATTCCAAAATAAAACCCCTGAAGAAATTGTAGGAAAATTAAATGAATTAGCACAAACAGAAGATGGTATGAATACTATTTCTGGATTGATTAATCAATTTAAACAAGAGCAATCTGCAGGAATGTTTAAACAAGGAGGCAAACTTGCTTATCTTGTTAATAAATTTAAAGATGGAGGATCTGCAAAGAATGAGCGTAAAGAAAATAAGAAGGTTGTAAAAGAAGGTAAGAAATCTTCTAAATTCAATCGCACTGCATATAGAAATATGAAATCTGCTATTAAGGATCAAGATCTTGGATTAAGTAGAAGAGAAGTCAAAGCAGCTGCAATGAAAAATATTGTAGGAGATAATTCTAAACCTAAAGTAACAAAAACTGAAGGTTCAATTGTTTCTCAACCTTTATCTTTTGGAGTATCTATGAAAACTGGAATTACTCCTAAAGTAAATGTACAAACTAATGTTACTCCTGATTTATCTCAAGGTAATTTCAATCAAGCTTTTGCAGCAGCTAGAAGTGCAGGACTTACTAGCTTTACTTGAAATGGAAAATTATATGGAACTCAATTAGCTCCAACAAGACCTGCTCCTAAGAAACCAAAACTTCCACAATCTAATCTTGGATCAAGAAATATTTCTGGAGCAGAAGAAGCTGGAATGTCTGCAGCTAAAGGAATTAGACCAGCAAATATGAACGAAGAACTAGTTGCAACTAATCCTTTATATAGTGATTATATAGTGGCATCTAATTTAGGTAATCCTAATAGGTTTGATAGTAGATATATAGGACCTAGAAGTATGTCGGTCAATTATGGAAATAATGCTACTTTAGGATCTATTCCTATTGAACACCGCATCAATCCAAGAAACCTTGGTTCATTTTTCCAAGAAGGAGGTAAAACTTCTCAAAGAAAATCTGATAAAGCTCGTAAGGAATTTCATGGAGTAGATTTATTTGAATATGGTCCTAATAAATGAGTACATAATGGAGCACAAGTTGCTAGAAGTTTAAAACCTGGAGTTAATCAAACTGTATTACCTAACGGTGTTGGTTTAAGACAAATTACTAGAAATAATATTACAACATCAGAATTAGTATCTCCAAATAAACAGGATACTCTTTATATACACAATGGCATTGGAGGTAGAGTAGATAGTAATATAGATGATTCTGGAATTCTTGGATTTTTAGGATTGAGACGGTCGTCTCCTGTAAGTAATAGATATAAAGAACTCCAATCAAAGTTTGGAGCACAAAAATTTGCTGAAGGAAAAATAATTCCTAAAATAAAACGAGACACTGTTGTTAATAATGTAGGTAATCTAACAGATAGAGGTGTAATAGATAGAGAAATGATTATTGCAGGTACGATTCCAGGAACAAATAATCAATTAATCGACTCTATTCGTAGACATGTAATTGCTCCAACTTTTGAAAATCCGTACTTAGGTACTCAAACTATGCCTGGAGATACCTTATATTATCGTACTTCTGGAGTATATACTCCTTCAGGAAATGCGCTTCAGAGGGTTCAAGACAATAATTACAAACCTACAAAAGAGGAAAAAGAAAAATTAAATAAAAAGTAATGCTAGATTTATTCCTTTATGATAATGTAACATGTAATCTAAAGATTAACGAATACGAAATACTATTAATAAAGGAGTTTGCAGCGCTGTGAGATACAGAAAGAAATAAATGTAAAGAAGATCCAAAAGGAACAAAGAGGTTAAGAGCTTGAAGAGAATTTAAATATATATGGTTGTTTTGTGACTGAAAAAGTCCATATCAACAATACTTAGAGAGACAAAAGCATGATGCAGCTATGGAAGATTCTGGATTAACTCAAGAAGAATGAGATGATCCAGTCTTCCATGCAGCAGTTAGAAAATACATGGAAATCAAAGATTCTTCTAGAATACTTAGCCTTATAAAAACAGCGTATCGAACTCTTGAAAAAATGAGAGTATCTTTAGATAATATAGACCTTGAAGAGAGAGATAATAATAGTAAACCTATCTTTAAGGCAAAAGATGTATTAGCTGATATTGCTAGTATTGGAGTTATGGCAGATAAATTAAAAGAACTTGAGCTTAATTATAAAAAAGATCAAATGCAATCCAATGCTAAAAATAGAGGTGATGTAAAACCTGGATTTATGGATAGTTAAGTATGGTAAAGACAATTAAATCTTCAATGTCTCAAGCACGTAAAAAAATGCTTGAACAGATAAAAAATAAAGAAGAATCAGAAGTCAAAAGAAAGAAAACAACTAAAGAGAAATATAAAGAGCTTAGAGAATCAATAAAAGGTCCTGAACCAACTCCTCAATCTTTTTCAGATAAATTTGAAGAAGAATTAAAAAAGCAATTACAAGAAATGCTTGGAGATCAGAAAGAAGATACTACAGAACAATTTGAGTATACTGCAACTGATTTTTATAAAAAGAGAGATGGTTTGTGAGATGTGGCGGTCACTGAAGATGTACTTTACTTTGATCCAGAGCTATCATATGAGTTAACTGGATATCGACCAATTAATGAAACTCAAGGTTTAGATTTTGATCCTACTCCTTTTAATGAACTAGCTCAAATTTATGATAGAACTGGTTCATATACGGAATATCCTGCAGATTCAAAGCCTTATAATGATTTCTGAAGAGAACAATATAAACGTTGTACTGAAGGTTATACAGTTGGCAAATATAGAATTACAGGAGATCATTATTTCTTTTTAAATTTCTATAGAATGGAAGTTATTTCTGAAGGAGCTAGAGGTGGTGCAGGTCGTAATGAAAAGTTTCCTACATTTCTAGCTAAACAATATGAATTCTTTCATTATGTTGAAATGGCTGAAAGACTACATAAAGATGTAGCTATATTAAAAGCTCGTGGTATTGGATTATCTGAGATTGTTGCTTGTTTAGCAGTAAGGCCTTATATAACTAATAGAGGTTATCGTTCTTTATTAACTTGTGCTGCAGAAGGTAAACTTACTCCTTTAAAAACTAAATGTTGAAAACAGTTAAACTGATTAGACATGAATACTAATGGAGGTATGCGCCACCTACGACAAAAAGTTAATAATGCAGATACTAAGCGTGCATCTCAAGTTACTCCTGATGGAGTTGAATATGGTTGAATGTCAGAAATTGATTCAGTAATTGCTGATACATCTGATAAAATTCGTGGTGATCGTGTCGACAGATTAATCTATGAAGAAGCAGGATCTAATAAATATTTAACTAAAAGTTGGATTCAAGGTAATGCTCTTGTTGAGCTTGGTGGTTATCATTTTGGAACACGTATTGCTTTAGGTACAGGTGGTGATGATATGGCACTTGAAGGTTTATCAAACATTTTTGCAAAACCAGAAGGGTATAATGTACTTCCATATAAAAACTATGATACAGAAGATAGAAAGCCACAATTAACAGCTTTCTTTATTCCAGCTCATAAGTTTAGTTTACGAGAAGAATTTTTAGATACAAGAGGAGTTACACAATCTGAAGAATTTAAAAAGTTTTATGAGGAAGAACGTAAAAAGCTAAGTGGTAAAGATCTACTTGATTATTGTGCAGAGCACTGTTTTATTCCAAATGAAGCGTTGTATAAACAGGGTGAAAATATCTTTGATTCAATTGCAATTGCAGATAGATTAACCCAAATTAGGATATTTAAAGCAGGATTAAAACCAGAATACGTATCATTATTATGAGATCGTTCTGGAGATACTCCTGATTTAACAAAAGTAAAAGTTATAAGTAATCCAAATAGTAAAATTGCTATATATGAAAGGCCACTTCGTGACGAAGATGGTCTTGTATTAAAAAATCTATATGTTGCGGGAATAGACTCTATTGACCAAGGTTCTGGAGATTCTTCTACTTCAACAGATGTATCTGATTTTTGTATAGTTATTAAGAAACGTATATATGGATTACAAGAAGCTAAATACGTTGCGATCTATAAAGATCGTCCTCGAGATATTCGAGAAGCGTATGATGTAGCAATGAAGTTATTAGTATGATATAATTGTAAAGCACTACTTGAACATACTAAGATTAGTATTGTTACATATTTTAAAGAAAAAAAGAAAGATAGTCTATTTATGAAACGTCCTGCTTCAACTCTTGGAGATATGAAAAGAGGCAACTCACAAATGATTGGTGTACCAGCTACAGAAGCTATTATCAAGCATGGTCTTGAATTAATTAATAATTTTGTTAATGATTACTGTTATTCAATTGATATTGATGAAATGCTTGAGCAATTGTTAAAATATTCTTGAGAAAATAAACGAAAGTTCGATATTATCGCAGCTATGGAAATGGCAGAAATTGCAGATGAAGAATTAATGAATATACGACCTGCTGCTCAAGATAAATTAGCGAAAGAATGAGAAAATATTGGATGGTTCACTAATGAAAAAGGCTATAAAGAATATGGAGTAATACCGCAAAAGAATGGAACTCGTTGATAAAGTATATGAAATAATTGAAAAGGCTATGTGTGCATATTACACTGGAGACTTTACATTAACTATAGATGGTAATCAATGGAAATTAAGTTTAGATTTGAATCAATGAAAAGCTCCATTAGTTTTAGTCTATGAAGGTGATGAAGAAGGTTTTTTTGAATTTCTTGAAAAAGAACTTAGAAATAGGCAACTGGATAGAACAAAATATTATTCTGGAGAAATGACTACTTCAGGTGAAGGAAATCAATATATAGTATTAGAATATGGTGATAGAGAATGAAGTAAAGAAGATTAATGATGCGATAGGTAATCTTGTATATGATAAAGTTGCCATGAGAAAAGCTTATGGATACTATCATTGTCATAGAGATGCTGATCAATTCAAACACCTAGAAGAAAATTATGGAATTGGGACTCCTACATCAGTTAGTTTTACACCATTGATTAAGAAACATATTGATGTACTAGTTGGAGAATATCTAGGTTTAAATCAAGATTTAAAAGTATCTTGTAAGGATGAGAAGACTGTTTCAAATATAATGAGAGAAAAGCAACTTAAAATTAGTGCAGAAGTATTTAATTATTTGCAACAGTATTTAAAGAATAATATTATTGCAGCTATTATTGAAAATAAAGAAATTGTAAATGATCCTTTTGTTGAAAAAGAGATCGCCTCAATTCAACAAGATATAGATCAATCTTTTGTTTCTGAATATGAAATTGCTGCACAAAATATTCTTGATTATTTAAGACAATCAAGAAACATCGATTTAAAACGTAAAATGGCAGAATTACTTACAGATTTACTTATTACAGGTACTTGTTACTATAGAGTTAAACCTACAGAAAGTAATTCAAATGTTAATATTGAAATTTTAAATCCTGTTAATACGTTTGTAGAACGTAATCCAAATTCTCCTTATCTTGCAGATTCAAAAAGGGTTGTTATTAGAAAATGAATGTCAAAAGAAGATATCTTAAACACATTCAGATCAGAATTAACTATAGAAGCAGCTAAAAAAATTAGAGATATGCAACAAACTGCAGATTCAACGTCTCCTACTTATTTAGTTAGATATGTTGGTAAACCTGCAGAACCTAATCTGCGAGCTGATAATTTACATACTGGTATTCTTGCAGGACTTGAAGCACATTCAGGATGGCCTGGAGATTATGATTCAATAGAACCTATAAAGAATCATCTTATTCCTGTATATGAAGTTGAATGAATTGAAGCAGATTATAAAACTGGAGAATTAACAAGACATGAAGGAGTAAAAATTGGTTCAGAAGTATATATTACTCGTGGAGAATCAAAGTATATTGTAAGAAGTGCAGATTGTCCTAGTAGATGTAGATTATCTGTTAACGGAATGTTTTTCTTAGATAAAAATGGAGATCCATATTCATTAATAGCACATACTATGGACCTACAGGATTAAATTATATGAGTCCTGTATAAACCCCGTGAATTGCTGGAAAACCTTAAATTGAATAATAGTAAATTTAAGACAATCAGCAGCTAAGCTTAGATAGAAATATCTTTGAAAGTTCAACGACTATCCGAAAGGAGTACACTTAAGTAAGTGGAAGTGCGGGGACAAGTTTAATTTAAAATTAATTATAAGTAGTTATGAAATATAATGAAACAGAATTTATTTGAATTAATTTTAAATCAAATTTGTATGATATAGTCTAATCTGCATGGTGACATGCAGCAGTCAAAAAGACGGATATAGATTAACGACCTATATCGAATAAACAATGAAATATGATTTACTTATATATTTTAGAGATAATCTTATTGCTTCTTCAGGAGGAGTTGGAGATTGAATGGATGTTTCTTTTATTCCTTCGTTTTTAGGTGAAAAATTAGTTGATAGAGTTAAAGCTTGGCAAGCATATAAAAAGAATGGCTTAGCATTAATAAATAGTAAGGAAGAAGGTAATGAAGGTATGCCTAATACGATTTTTAATGGATTTGATGATACTGTTAAAGCTCAGGCTATTCAAGGCATTCAATTAGCTATTCAAGCTGTAGAACAACAAGCTTCTTCAATTACAGGAGTGTTACCTGAAAGATTAGCTCAATATGAACAGAGAGATGCAGTTTCTAATGTTCAACTTGGAGTTAAAATGTCAGGTTTATTAACTAAACAATATTTTGAGACCATGGATATCATTTATAAAGAAGCTAATTCTGATATGCTTAATTTAGCTAAATTAGTATATCCAAATGGTATTACTGGTACTATTGTGTTAGGTAATAAATATTCAAGAATATTTACAGCACTTCCTGAACATTATACACTTACAGATTTTGATTTACATATTGAGGATAGTTCTAAGTCTTTTAAAGATATGGAAACTGTAAAGGCTCTTAATATTGAATTAATTAAAGCTGGAATGTCAGATCCTGATATGGCAGTAAGTATTGCAACTGCTAATAGTATGTCCGAACTTAAACGTTATGTAGCTAAAGCTACTGCTGTTAAGAAGGAAGAAAATAATAGTGTTTCTCAATTGCAGCAACAACTTCAACAATATGAACAAAATCTGCAACAGTTACAGAAACAAAATGAACAATTACAAAGAGAATTAGGTCAATCACAAAATCAACTTGAACAAAATAGTCAAGCTAGACTACAACTTGAAGCTGAAAAAGTAGCTATTGAAAGAGAAAAAGTTAAAAACGATAAGGATTATAACGATAAACTTATTGAAACAAAACAGCAACAAGTTCAAATTCAAGCTGCAGAAACAGTTGATACTAATCCTTATAATGATAAAATAAAACAAGTTGTATAATATGAATAAAAAAATAAATATTGATGTAATTGTTAGATCTGATTGTAAATTAATTGCTGTAGATAATAGTGATTATTTAGCTTTAGGAGTAGATTTAAATCAGTATATAATGTTAGAATTCCTATCTTATAATACTGATAAGAATCTACTTCCTAAATCAGTTAAAATAAGAAAAGAACTACATAATAGAGGACAATATTTAACTAGATTTGCATCTGAGTTTATGTTAGATATTGATGGTACATATTCTTATTATAAATTAGTAATTCCTCAATTAAGTTATTTTCAAGATGAAGACGAACCTGATAAATATATTAACCTAATAGATGAATTATTTTTCTTTAAAGGAAAATTATATAAGTCTAATATTACAAATCAGGATGGACATACTTTAGACGAAGTAATTAAAAATTCTGAAGTTATTGTTAACTACAAAGTGGCATACGATTTAGTTCAGGAAAATAAAGCATCACAAACTTTCTATTGTCCAATAAAAAATGTGTTTAGTGTTTGTAAATTACAAAGATGTTTAGTATATTTGCAACGGCAATTACTGTTGAGTAACGGTAAGATATGTAGTTATGATAAATGTAATACAAATGAAAGTTTAAGAGATCGAAGAGATTTCTTATTAAGTGCTATGTATGTGTTTGATTATCTAAAAGATATGGGAAACTTTACAGAAGCACAACGAATATTAGATAACTTATCTTCATGTAATTCCTTATGTGGAGAAGAGTTAAGTAATGTAAATAATAGTTGTGGTTGTGGAAATTCTATATAATGAATTATATAAAATATTTGTTCAAGAGTTAATTAATATTAATATTGGACATTTACCTGATAAAAAAGCATTATTTACAATGAACGAATTAATTAATGCAATTGATTATATTGAACACGGTAATCCAACTAATAATGAAATAATCAAAATAATTCAATATTATGAAGAGATCTAATGTTAATGTAATCATAGATAATGCAATAAATTCTCAAGACTATTATAGAATGTATAGTTCTAGAGATTTTTATAGAGGAACATCTTTTAAGATGGCAGGAGCCTGAACTCCAGACACTCATTATTTCAACGATGAACATATTATTGATTTTATATCTTGTGAAGGAGCTTTATTGTATTGTCTAAGAGGTCATTTATCATCAGAATGAAATAAGCCGAATCTAATTTATAAAGACGATATAATTGTTGGTGTAGAATCTAATCCGTATTGAGCTTTTATTATGGGAAATAGTGGTAAAGGTCAAAAAGGAGATAAAGGCGATATTGGTCCTATCGGACCAAGTGGAACTGATGGTATTACTCCACAATTAAAAATTGAAGACGGTCGTTGACTACTTTCAATGGATAAAGGTCAAACTTGACAAGATATAGGCCAAGCTACAGGTGATCCTGGGCAAAATGGAACTGATGGAAAGAATGGCTCTGATGGAATTGGAGTAATTCCTGGAGGAACTACTGGTCAAGCATTAGTTAAAAAATCTGATGCAGATTATGATACAGAATGAAAAACTATTTCTGAAGGCGGAGAAATTCCTAATTTTGATGCAGAAGTAGCTAGTGTTTCTTCAACAACTGAAGCTAATGCTAATGTAGTTTTAGAAGGAGATATATTTAAATTTAGTTTTGGATTACCTAAAGGAGCTGATGGTAAAGATGGAGAGAATGGCAAGGACGGAACAAATGGGACTGATGGTTCTAATGGAGAGGATGGATTAGGTATTAAGTTAATGTATGCAAAGAGTGGAAGTGTCAATACTCCTCCTGTTGTAAATAAAACTAATGCAAATCCTGGTTCTGTATGAAGTACAGTTGTTCCAATTCACACATCCTCTGAAATTATATGGTCAATTACAGCATCTTTTAGAGATTCTACTCTTGTTGGAGAATGGTCAGATCCTGTTCAAATGACAGGAGAAAAGGGACAGGATGCAGTAATACCAAATTGGAAAACATACGTTTATAAATTAAGTGATAGTAAACCATCAAAACCTACAGGAAATAGTCCTAGTCCGTCTGGATGGGAAGATTATCCTACAACTAGTGGAAACTGGTGGCAGTGTATTGGAACGGTTAATGGGGAGACAGGGCTTGTAACTGAATGGTCAGAAGTAATACCAGTTAATGGTAGAGATGGCCAAGCTCAAGATGGTAAATTTACAGAATTTAGATTTGCAGTGAATACAAGCAATTCAAATCCTCCTACATTAAATGCAACAATAAGAACTCCTTCAGGATGGTCTATAGTTCCTCCTGAAAAATCTAAAGATGGATATCTTTGGATGACTACAGCAACTATTAATCCTGACGATACTTTAAATACAAACTGGACTACTCCAGTTGTTATAAGCGGAGAAAATGGAACTAATGGAACAGATGGAGTTCCAGGAACTCCAGGAGCAGACGGAAGAACCACATATTTCCATATTAAATATTCTTCTGTTGCTAATCCAACTTCTTCAAGTCAAATGACTGAAACTCCAAGTACATATATTGGAACTTATGTAGATTTTACTCAAGCAGATAGTACAGATCCTTCTGACTATACTTGGGCAAGATTTGAAGGTATTCAAGGAGAAAAGGGCGATCAAGGAATTCCTGGTACTAATGGAGAAGACGGAAAAACAAGTTATCTACATATTAAATACTCTAATGATGGAGGTACAACTTTTACAAGCAATAATGGAGAAGATCCAGGCGCTTGAATTGGAGTATATGTAGATTTTAATATAAATGATAGTGACGATCCATCTGACTATAAATGGACTAAAATAAAAGGAGAACCTGGAGTTACTGGTGATCCTGGTCCTGCAGGTAAAGACGGAGTTGATGGATTACCTGGAATTGGCATCGAAGTTCGTTACTGTTTAGGAACTACAACAATTTATGGAGGAACAAGTACTCCTGGAACGACAAGACAACCAACAGGTTGGAATTTAGCGGTTCCAACTCCTACTGAAGAGACTCCTTATATTTGGTTTATTCAAGCCAGAGTAAATTATACAAGTAATACTGATAAAGTTGGCACAATTGAAGGTAGCTGGAGTACTCCCACTAAATTAAGTGGAACTAATGGGTTAAATGGAGAGAACGGTTCTAAAGGACAAATAATTTATCCTGAAGGTATTTATAATGTTAATACAGTATATCAAGGAACTGTAGATAAAACTCCTTATGTATATGATTCTAATGATGCTAACTATTATGTATTAAATATAGTGGGAACATGGCAAGGAACATTACATAGTAATGAATCTCCAAGTACTGATACAAGTAATAGTTGAGTTAAATTGGATGCATTTGAAGCATTATATACTAAAATTGGAATCATTGCTAATGGTCTTATTGGTTCTGCTGTATTTAATGGAGACTATATGTTTAGTCAGCAAGGGATTGATTCTAGTGGGCAAGTATCTACTCAATACCAGAATTTTAATCCAGAAACTCCTACAGGAGGTGTATTTACTCCAAATATACTATTTAATTTTAGGACTGGAGCTGGACATATGGCTGCAGGAAAAATTAAATTTGGGGATGATGGAAGTGTTGACTTAACAAATATTAAAATTAATAATGCACTTATTCAAAATACTAAACAATATACACTGACTCAATCATCTGATCCACATGTATTAGATTCATTGTACTCAGAAATTGTATATTCTCCAACCATACATGAAGATGTAATACTTAAAATAGATGCTTCTAAATATCAATTAAATATTGATGGTTCATATTCTGGTGCAATTTATAACAAGTCGGATAAACAATTATTTGTATACCCATTTGATAATGGCCATGATGATGGATCTATTAAAATTTGTGGATATTACAATGGTAGGCTATTATTCTCTTATGATGAACCAATTCTTTTTAATGCTTCCCAAATTTTGCTTCCTGCAGGAGGTGTAGTAGAATTTAAATTCGTTCCATCCTCAATAGTAAGTAACTACTATGTTGGAACAATTTGGGTAGAAAATACATCAGATTTTGAGCTGAAAACATGAAAGCAAAATGGAACACTACGTTCAGATCTTTATTATAGAAGTTATGATGATTATAATAGTGATTCGTTTTTAGCATGTGGAGAAGTCTATTTTAATTCATCTGGTGTGCCATCTTTATCTTCTTTTTATAGGTGTAGAACTGACTTAGTATTAACTGTGAGTCAATCTGGAAATTTTGCTGCAAATTTAGATTTAACAAGTATTTATCCTGGTAGAACTCTATCAATAACTACTGTAGCTATTTCACAACCTATATGAGATGGGGCTTTGTTAAAAATGTTTTATGGTTCTGCAAGAGGCAGAATTAATGGGGCTTCTTTAGATGTAAGAACTGGAGATGGCAAAGTACCAACATCAAGTATTAGTGTTCCATTTTTAATATTAGGTTTAAAGTAAAATATGAAAAAAAATAATATACAACCAAATATCGATCTTCAGAATTCAAGAGAGTATGTAGGAGCATACAATTCAAGAGACTTTTATAAAGGTACGTCCTTTAAAATGGCTGGAGAATGGATGACTAATATACATTACTTTAATGATGAATATATTATAGATTTTGTAGCATTTGAGGGAGCTCTATTATCTTGTACTAGGAGTCATACATCTTCATCTTTAAATATGCCCGAATTAGTTTGGGAAGAAGATAAGATTATTGGTATTAAACCAAATCTTTTCTGAGCTTTTGTAATGGCGGGAGTTGAAGGACCTACAGGAAAAGTATGAGTTCCAGAGATTAATAACGGAATACTTTCTTGAAAAGAAAGTAATACTCCTCCAAGTTCAACCTCAATAAGTGATCTTAAAGGCCCCGCTGGAGATACTCCTATTATCGGCATTAAAAAGGATACATCTAATAATCATTATTATTGAACAGTATCTATTAATGAAAAAACTGAATGAATATTTGACGATAGTGGACAAAGAGTTTTAGCTGAAGGTTTAACAGGAGCTACTGGAGCACCTGGCATTCCTGGAGAAGACGGTGAAGATGGTATAACGCCTCAATTGAAAATTGAAGACGGATATTGGTTTGTTTCTTATGATAAGAATGATCCACCAAAATCATGAATTAAATTAGGACAAGCCAAAGGTGACAAGGGAAATACTGGAGCTACTGGAGCTACTGGAGCACAAGGACCTCAGGGACCTAAAGGAGATTCTGGAAGAACACCTGCACTTGTTAGAAAATTTGGAGATCCTGATAATTTAACAGATGATAGAATTCTATGGGGATATTTAGGAGATCCTACTAGTGAATGGGTTACACTATGCTATTTAGAAGAATTAAGAGGAGATAGTATTAAATCAGTTAATATTAGTGATGCAGAAGGTCATTTGGAATTAACTATGGAATCAAGTAAAGTGATTACTTCTACTGGTTCTGTTCTTCCTAGATTTAATGCAGGAACTATTGAAACTGTTGAGTGAGATCAAAATCCGTCATTAGTAATTGATAAAACTAATGCTCCTAGAGAATGAGCTTTAAATGTAAAAGTTCCTAAAGGAAAACCTGCTACAGTAACTGTAGTTTCTGAAGTAGAAAAATTAGCACCAGATGCACAACCTTATGTAACTGATTTAAATCCAGATATTAGTGATGCAAATCTTAAATTTGGAATTCCTCAGGGAGAAAAAGGAGATCCTGGTGATGAAAATATAGCAATCGGATGTCAATCTGATTTTCCAAATAACGAACCAGAGCACGATAAGATTTGATATGATCCTTGTGATGAATCCATGGATGAATATTCAGTTCAAGACTTTTTATACAATTCTTATATTGCTGTTGGTGGTACTCTTACACAAGAACAATTTGAAACTGCTTGAAAATCTTTTCCTAATACATCGGGATTTGAAATAAGATTCGCAAATAGTTTTGAAGAGTTAGGAGATCCAACTGTTGATAAGTTAGGAAAATTATATATGATTCCTGCAACATCGACAGTACTTCACGACTTATTTGAAGAATATATTGTTGTTCATTCTCCAAGTACTACAGAAGATGTATATATGTGGGAAAAATGAGGAAGTGGACAAATAACCGTAGATTTAAAGGATTATTATACTAAGAGTGAAATGGATCAACAGATACAAAAATTAGAAGATAAAATTAAAGAGGTTTCCTCTATAATTTGAAATGATGTTAACAATTAATTTTTAAAACATGGCTAATAGTGTTGTAAAATTTTATAGAGGTCTAGCAGCTTCATATAATTCTATTACACATGCTGATGGTATTTATTTTGCTACTGATACTAAGAAAATTATTATGAATAACGCCGAGTATGGTGGTGATTCTAATAAGAAAGTATCAGATGTAGCATTAAATGCCAATGCTAATGGAATTGTAATTACATATACAGATTCCACCTCTACAACTTTGTTACTAGGTAAAGCTACAGTTACTGCAGACGGTCTTATGTCTAAGGAAGATAAAACTAAACTTGATAGTTTAGATCCTACAGCTTTAGAAGGACAGATTACTACTGTTACTAATCAACTTGCAAATAAAGTTGATAAGGTTGAAGGCTCAGGTCTAATTTCAGATACAGATTTAAATCAGATTAGAACGAATAAGGCTGATATTGCGAATTTACAAACATCTGTTGGAGGTAAGCAAGAAGCTCTTACAGCTGGTGATGCTGTTGAGATTTCAGAAGCGAATGTTATTGATGTTAAAATTGATCCTGTTTCTGATAATATATTAGCAAAATCTGAAAGTGGACTTAGAGTAAACAGGGCAAGGGTTGCTGGTAACAATATAAAAGTAGGAGTAGCAATTACTGGCGGTGCTGAAATTGGTGCAGATCAAACAGTTGCTGAAGGTATGAAAGCTCTTAGTGATAGTATTAAAACTGCTGTTGCAGGTGGCATTACATCTATTACTAGTCCAGATAATACTATTAAGGTAACTGGTGAAGGTACTTCTAGAGGTTTAGCTGTAGATATGTCTAAATTAGTATCAACAAGTTCATCTATCCAAGTTGGAACAGACGGTAAGCTTGATATATTTTGATCAGAAATTGAATAAATAATAATTTCCCCCTTCCTCACATTTAGTGAAAGGGGGGGGGATTAAAATTTAAAAAAAATAAACATGACAACAATTAAGTTTTTTAAAAAGGCGACAGAGCCTACTACAATCGAAACTGGAAATCTTTGGTTTGATACAACAACTCAATCTATTAAAGTTAAAACAGATACAGGATATGATGTATTTGGTATTGGGCTTAAAGATGCACAATTATTAAATAATAAATTAACAATTACCAGATCAGATAATACTACTGTTGAAGTAGATTTTAATGATATAGCGTCAGCAAGTTCTGTAGCTGCAGCGTTAGATAAAAAAGTAGATAAAACAATTACGATAACAGGAACAGGCGGGTTATCTGGAGGTGGAAATCTGGCAGAAAGTCGTACTATCTCTCATGCTGTTCCAGCAGGAGCTGCTGCGAAAACATCAGGGTTGTATAAAATTGCAACTGATAAGTTTGGACATGTTACAGGTACAACAGCGGTAGCTAAAACAGATATAACAGCTCTTGGTATTCCTGCGGCAGATACTAATACAACATATACATTTGCAGGAGGAACTAACAAATTTACAGTAACTCCTAGTAATGGTGCAGCTCAAGATATTTCAGTAACTCCAAGTATTGCAAATAATGTTACAAAAACTGCAGCTGCAACTACTGCTGGATATATTCCTAAGTTTAATAATACTACAGGAGTTATTGAAAATGGTTACTCTGTACAAACAACTTTAGCTAGTAGTTCATCTGCAATCCCAACTGCTGCTGCTGTCGTTGCAGCTATTGATAATAAGATCACTGCAGCTGATGCAATGATTTATAAAGGAACATTAGGCACAGACGGTACTGTTACTAAAGTTCCAGCTAACGGATATAAAGTAGGTTGGACCTATAAAGTAATTACTGCTGGAACTTATGCGGGAATCAAGTGTGAGGTTGGAGATATGCTAATTGCTATTAATAACGGTCCTGTTAGTGGTACTACAGTAGTTAATGCAGATTGAACAGTTGTTCAGGCTAATATTGATGGCGCAGTAACTGGCCCAGCTTCTGCGACAGCAGGTCATATTGCAGTATTTGATGGAGCTACAGGTAAAGTTATTAAAGATGGTACATATACTATCGCCACTAGCGTACCTTCAAACGCTGTCTTTACTGACACAAAAGTAACTTCTGTAGATAATCACTATAAACCTGCTAATGGAACAACTCTTATAGGAACCGCTGGTTCTCCTGTTACTGCTGGTGGCAAAGTTATTACAGGTATTACAGCTGATAGTTCTGGACATATTACAGATATAATTACTGGTACTATACCAGCTGCACCAACCTTATCTGGTTTAGGTGGAGTTGGAACTATAAATGCATCTGGCACTGCTCCTTTAACACTATCTGCATCTAAAAGTAGTACAACTGTAACAATTTCTGGATCAGTAGCAGAAATGACAGCCGCAACATCAAATACAGCAGGTGCAGCAGGTATTGTTCCTGCTCCTGATGCAGGAAAACAAGCTGCGTTTTTAAGAGGTGATGGAACTTGGGCATTCCCAACTGATACAAATACTACTTATGTATTTGCAAATGGCACAGATGGATCATTTACTGTTACACCACGTAATGGTGAACCTCAAAAAGTATTAATTGGTAAACCTGCGACTGCAGGAAGTGCGGATAATGCTACTCAAGTAAAGAATTCCTTAATTGTTACATTAAATAGTGGAAGTAACGAGGGAACTACAAAGTTTACATTCAACGGTAGCGCTCAAAAAACTGTTAATATCACTCCAGGTAGCATTGGAGCCGCTACATCTGCCCAAGGTACTAAAGCTGATAATGCAGTACCAGAAGTTACGTTTACTTCAAGTTCTTTAAACGTTTCTGCAGTAAAGGATAGCGAATCAAAAAAAGTTGCTCTAACTGCTGAGATGGAATGGGTTGAATTCGAATAAATTAAGATAATAAGGGGATAGGGATTTCCCTATTCCCTTTATTTTTAACCTATAATATTATAGGTGCTATATAAAATATAGACGCTATGGCATATAAAACAAAATTTTTACATTTTAAAACTAAAGCTTCCTATAATGCAGAAAGAGCAAAAACTACTGCAGGAACAGAGGAACGTAAAGTATTTGATGCATATATATCCTTTATTGATGAAGGTCCAATGATCTGTACTTGGGGTAAAGAATATAAATGTGATATCAGTGCTTCAGAAGTTGAAGCTTTAGTTAATGCAGGAAAAATTAGTCCTGCGACAGTAGCACCACTTATTGCAGGTACTGCAGCAGTTGGAACATCTACAAAATATGCACGTGAAGATCATAGGCATCCAGAACAAGTTAACATAACTGGTAATGCAGCTACAGCTACTACAGCTACAAATCTTGCAAGTGCACCTTCATTTATTAAGAATGGTAATTTCATAAAAATAACTGTTGGAAATAAAACCTCTACAGATTTTACTGTACCATATGCTTCTAAAACATCAGCTGCAGAAACATTAATGTATGGTAGAAATATAATTTTAGATGGAGATGTCACTGGTTCTACTTCGGAATCATTTAATGGATCTAAAAATGTGACTATAAACACAACAATAAGTACTATTAATGCTGAAAAACTTACTGGAACTATTGATGCTAATAGGTTGCCAGAAATTCCTATTGAAAAAATTCCTGCAGCTGCATTAGAAAGGCTGTTTGTAGTAGATTCTCAATCAGCTGCAATGAGTTTAACTATACAAGAAGGAGATGTTGTTCAGATTGGTTCAGGAGGTCCTATGTACTTCTGCGTATCCGAATCTGCATCTACTTTTGCTACTAAATTTAAAGAATTCACAGCAGGAAGTGCAACTAGTGTACCTTGGTCTGGAGTAACAGGTAAACCAACATTCGCTACTGTAGCTACAAGTGGATCTTATAATGACTTAACTAATAAACCAACTATCCCATCCTTATTAGGGTATGCTACTCAAAATTGAGTAACTAGTCACGGATATTTAACAAGTATTCCTGCAGCAACCTCTAGTACTTATGGAGGAATTCAAATTGGATACACAACAAGTGGTAAAAACTATGCTGTACAATTAAGTAATGGCAAAGCCTATGTAAATGTACCTTGGACAGATACTAATACAACCTATAGTGCAGGTACTAATATTAGTATTAGTGGAACTACAATTAATTGTACTTATACTTTACCTACAGCTTCAAGTTCAGTACTTGGTGGAGTTAAAGTTGGAAGTAATATTACATTGTCTTCTGGAACTATTTCATTAAGCAAAAGTAATGTAACTTCTGCTTTAGGCTATACCCCTGCTAATACTAGTGATATACCTGAAATTCCTATTGCATTACCTAATCCGCATGCATTAACAATTAATGGAGCTTCATACACAGGTTCATCTGCAGTATCTATTAGTACTTCAAAACCTTTAAGTGTAAGAATGTTGACTAGTTCAACAGTTGATGCAGGATATAGTTACAGTTGTGGTACATCAAAAGCTATATCAACTTTAAATGGATTTTCTTCAACCAATCCTGATTCAGTTATTATAAGTAGTGCTAAACTTACATTTACTGCAAGTAATGTTATTAAAATGGATGGATTAGATGATTTATCTGGAACTTATTATATCTACTGCTTAAGTTATATGGCAAATGGAAAAATTGCTGTTAATGGTGCAGTATATGCATTATCTTAAAAATATATAAATTATGAGTGTAAAAATTTATGATAAAAAGCAAAAGAAATGGATTATTTTTCCTGGAACAATTGGTGCTCCTGGTAAAGATGCTTATCTTATTGCACAAGAAAATGGGTATACAGGCACTAAAGAAGAATATGCTAAAGTATTAACTGATATACCAAAAGTTATTAATTCAATAGAAGAAGAGCCGACAGAAGGAAGTAAAAATTTAATTACTTCTGGAGGAGTGTGACAAGCTATTGATAATGTACATACAACTATTAATAATCAGATAAAAAGTTCAATTGTAGATAATTTAGAGTCTCTTGCTGCTGATAAATCATTATCTGCAAACCAAGGAAGAATCTTAAAAGAAATGATTGCTAATTTAGCTAATCTTCAAATTGAGATTGTTGATCAACTTCCAAGTGTTGGAGAGACAAATATTATTTATCTTGTTAAGAAATCTGGTTCTGCTCCAGATATACATGATGAATATGTATTTGTTGATGGAAAATGAGAGAAGATTGGTGATACAGAAATTGATCTTTCTAATTATTATACAAGAGACGAAGTTGACGATAAGTTAACAGGTTTTGGAGCAGGAGATGTAATTGCAGCAGAGGCATTTACTACTGCGGATAGAGTAATAACTTCTAATGGTCCAGGAAAAACTGTTAAAGATTCAGGTATTTTAATTAATAATTTAGCATTAAAGTCATATGTTGATGAGAAAGAAATAGCATGAGATAAAGTTACAGGAAAACCAGAAACTTATGTTCCTGCAGCACATACTCATCCTCTAGCTCAAATTACAGATGCAGGAGCTCTTGCTTATAAAGACAAAGTTGATGAATCAGATCTTAATTTTGATATACCTGATGGAACTGTAGTTGATTCTTCTTTAAGTACAAGTTCTGTTAATCCTGTCCAAAATAAAGTAGTTACTGAAGCATTAAATAATCGTTATACAAAGTCTGAAACTTATTCTCAATCTGAAATTGATGAAAAAATTGGTTCAGTGGGTGGTGGAGATGTAATGGCTAGTGGAAATCTTGCTGTAGATTATATTATAATTGGAGCAGGACCCAAATCTATTAAAAATTCTGGACAGACACTTTCTAATTTAGCATTAAAGAGTGAAATACCATCTTTAAGTGGATATGCTACTCAAAGTTGAGTTACGGGCCAAGGATATTCCACCGAGAATACTTGAAGACCAGTTAAAGTTGGAAGTACAACTTTAAATGATAGTTCTACTACATTAACTATTGCTAATGGTACTGGTATTGGTCTATCATTTTCTAATGGAACTTTAACTATTACTAATAGTGCTCCTGGATCTTCATATACATTGCCTGTAGCTAAAAATAATGTTTTAGGAGGAATTAAGACAGGATATACAGAGTCTGGAGGTGCTGAAATGGCCATATATGTCTTAGAGGATGGTACTGCTTATACTCTCTTAAAAGATACTACAGTTAAAACTGCTTTAGGCTTTACTCCAGCAAATGTTAACGATATACCTGAAATTCCTATCACACTTCCAAACCCATATGCATTAAATGTTACTGCAGGAGGTTCAACTACAAGTTATACAGGATCTTCAGCATCTACTATTGATTTAGATAATATTTATGCAAAAAAACTACCTTCTGTAGACACTCCAGGTAAACCAGGATTGTATTTTGCTAGCAGTGGCTCTGTGAATGTAACTGAAGTATATGTTACAGAAAATAATCCTGATGCTATTATCTTAGTAGCGAATACTGTTGATGTAACTTTTGGAGAAAACTATCACAAAATGGATGGAATTGATAGTTTATCTGGCGGAAACTACAAATGCTACTGTATAACTTATGTTAGAGGCGTTGTTTTAGTTAATGGGGCAATTTATGGTTAATTATGTTAAAGATTATTAGAGAAATTTTATTAAAAATTGTTAACGATATCGATACTGGTAATTCTAATCTTAGTCCAGAAGAGTGCGAAGAAGTAATTGAATATCTTTCTGGAATAACTAATAAGAATGAAAAACTTAGCAAGTATCAAGCATGTAAATACTTAAAAGTTAGTAGAGCGACTTTTGACAATTATGTTAAGGCAAAGAAGATTCCTAATGGTCGTAAACAAATAGGTTTTAAAGAATTGTTTTGATATAAGAAAGACTTAGATAAATTTATAGAAAACAATTAGTAACAAGTTACTAATTATGGATCTTTGTAATCCCCTTAAGTTGAGAAACTTAAGGGGATTTTTTATTTTAATAGTAACGTTATGTTTTAGTCTTTTGCTATTGTAAATTTGTACTGTTGATCAACAAAACAAAAACAAAATGTTTAACAATTTAAGTATTTTTTAATATGGCAGAAGAAAAAACTTATGTGTTTGGTGAAGGCGCAGGTAACAATGGTATTTTATCTCTTTTAGGTTCTATGCTTTCGCAGAAGGGTGTAGATCCAAACGTTCTATTAGCTATGCAAGGTCGTAATAACGATGGTTTTGGAGAAGGTGGATGGTTCATCTGGGTAATTTTCTTGTTCTTCCTTATGGGCTGAGGAGGTAACGGATTTGGTAATAATGGTGCTGGTGGTTTAGGTAACCAGCTTAATAATGATTATGGTAGAGAGATGCTATTACAAGCTATTAATGGAAACGGAAATGCAATTAGTCAGTTAGCTACTACTTTAAATTGCGATATCAATGCTGTGCAATCAGCAATTAATTCAGTTCAAAGTCAGATTCAGTCTGTAGGTAATCAGATTGGAATGAGTGGACAGCAAGTTATTAATGCTATCCAAGCAGGTAATTGCCAGATTGCATCACAAATTGCATCATGCTGCTGCGATGTTCGTACAGCTATTGAACGTCAGGGATATGAAGGTCAGTTAGCTACTCTGAACCAAACTAATACTCTTGGAAGTAAGATAGATCAGCAAACTACTCTTATTAGTGATAAATTTTGTCAGCTTGAAATGAGAGAATTGCAGAACAAAATCGATGCTTTACGTGAGGATAAATCTGCGCTTATCAATCAGCTTTCTCAAGAGCATCAAACAAATGCTATTCAAGCTTTCCAAGCTCAAACGATTGCTCCAGTGAACGCGGCTCTTCAAGACTTAAGTGCAAGACTAGGTGCAATAGAGTGTAAACAGCCTGCTACAGTAACTATTCCTTACATCCCAGCAATGGGTAATTTAGTTCCTGTAAGCTATAGTCAGCCTGTTAACTTTAGTGTTAATCCTTATACTACTTTATGTGGTTGCTAATAAATATATAGATTATGATTAATATTATTGATCCTTATTGGTGGAATTTAGGTCCCGTACCTGTTCGAAATGAAGGACTTCCAAGAATTGATATTGGAGGTATTTATAAGTTATCTACTAATGCAGTAGCTCTTACAGAGAGCTCTGTTGATTATGGTATTAATCCTTGTTTATATAGTAAATTACCATGTGAGAGTATAGTACTGTTGACAATACACGCTGACGCACCTACTGGTGGCGAAGATTTACCTGTATTAGTAGGAGTTCCTAGTGGAGCTTCAACAATATCGAGTGGAGACACTACAGGAAAAACTAAAATCAGTGTTGTAGATAGTCAAGGTTCTAACGTTACTGGTTCAAATGTACAAGGAAATACCCAACGTCTAGCGTATATCAATAAGAGTACGGGCGTAATAAGATTTTTAGAGTTTACTAACCCAGCAGCATCAGCTGCTTAGCAAATAATTTGTAATATATGTTTTCAAACTTAAGGCCAAATAGTCAGATATATATTTTATATAAAGACGCATCTCCACGTTTAGATGTTGGTTCTGTTGTAAGTGTTTCAATGCCTGTCCCTAAATATCCAATTCAACCAATGTTTGGACAGCCACAAGAGATGGTTGTTGATATTACCGTTAAGGTTAATAACCAAGACGTTACATATCAAAAAATTCCAGCTAATTTAGATATTGCAGATTTTAATAACAGTAATATAGTATTATCTGATAGTAGAGAAGCGATGAATGCAGAGATTGGCAGCCTAAAACAAAAAAGTGCAGCCATTATAAGTAGTGTAGATTTCCACAAAGAAATGATAACCTGCTTTGATCGCATTTTAACAGAATTAAATCCAGAACTTGCAGAAAAACAACAGCAACAATCTGAAATAAATTCTTTAAAAAATCAAGTAGGAGAAATGTCTAAAAGTATTACTGAATTAATGGAATTAAATAGAGAATTAATGTTACAATTAAAAAAGGAGTAATATATGAGAGTGTGGGAAATTAGAGAAGGCCGCGACAGAGAAATGGACTACAGAATGGGTATGCGTGATAAGTCAGAAAAAATGGAAAAAGCTGAAAGAGAAGCATACGAATGTGGCTATGAAGACGGATACGAAAAAGCTATGGAAGAAATGATGGGAGAACGATCAGGTTATAGATCATCTTATCGTTCTGGATATCGTGGAGGTCGGTAGTTATGAAAAGAGATAGACTAGATATTAGAGACAAAATGCCTTCAGGAATGGAAGAATATCTGGCACAAAACGGATGGCATTTTAATAAAAAGCTATGTGATTGAGCTGTATCTAAAATGCACAAAAGAGGAGCTAATGGAAAGCCTGAAGAGGTAACATTAACTCCTAAAAGCGAATTAGAGCAATTATTTAGAAACTATGGAATAAAAGTAGATAATTGTGTAGGATACGATGTAATGTATGTATACCATATGGCCAAATCAGATTTTTTTGAATCATCTATTATTAGCGAACAGTATTTATTACAGTTTGTTAAAGATTACTTAGATGATATAGATGGATATGATGGAAAGGCTCTAACAAGATTTTATGCAGACTGCATAGGCTCAGGAACTCCAATAATGTGAGAAGATATGATCTAATATGGTAGTACAGAACATTTATTTGGAGGATTGAGATTGGCACGTAACTGTATATTATGCAGTAGATACTTATTATACAGATGAAATTCTAGAAGAATTAGAACTAATAGGATGTAGTTGATCTGAACTTGTAAAAGCAGAAAATTTATTAAGAAGTAACCAATATAATATAGGAATTACCTATTCAAACTTCAAACATAAATGTTCCATTGTAGTTATTGGATTGACAACATCTGCTGAAGAATTTCAAAATACATTTGATCATGAAAAAGGTCATTTAGCAATGCATATTAGTTCAGCATTGAAAATTAAACCATATGGAGAAGAATATCAATACTTAACAGGTGAAATTGGTCAAAGTATGTTTAAAATAGCTAAAAGATTTTTATGTGATGATTGTCGTCAAAAGCTAGTCATAGAAATAAAAGAAATAGATAAAAAAGATTAATTTTTACAAGATATGCCGCAGAAATGCGGCATTTTTTGTTTATATACAATAAATTAGATAAAAATTTGTTTATTTATTAAATAATCTATAACTTTGCAAATACAAATTAAAAATATGAACTAATATGAATAAAACTAAAATGAAAAAAATTGATTTAAATGTAGCTACTCGATTAATGTTACTGATGAATCTTCCTGAGCAAGGTTCTGTAACTGAAATGATTTCAAAAAGAAATGTTCGGAAAAAGATTGACTTTTCAAGTGAGGAAGTCGAAGCATTGAAGATTGAGAATAAAGATGGTAGAATTGTGTGGTCTCCTGAAAAGGAACTATTAACAGTTGAATTTACAGACAGTGAAATTGGATTCTTAAAGTCAATTATTGAAAAGCTTGATAAAGCTGGATCTATTACTGATAATATCTTAGACTTTGTAGAAGCTATTCAAAGTGAGAATTAATATAAAATTTATTCTATTTTATTTGGAAATTAGAAATTTATATATTATATTTGCTGCGAATATTAAAACACATTAATAATCAATTAATAAGGAAAAATAAGAATTATGATTATCGACGGACAAAACCACATGGATTTTCTATTAGAAGATCCAGAACCAACAGACAAAACTCCTATTACAGATCAAAATACTAATAGTGAGCCAGAACCCGAACCTAGTCCTACTAACCAAGAACCTCCTGAAAACCCTGACCTAAATGCTGGCGAGGGTTTAGATGTGTTTAGTGAGTTCTTAAAAAGTAGAGGACTAAGAGATGGAAAAACTTTACTTTATCAAGATGAAGAGGGTAATGAACAAGAAGTAGACTTTAATTCGTTGGATAGAGACGAACAATTAAATATTCTAAATGAATTAGCCAAGCCTGATTTATCTGATGATGAAGTTAAAACAATTGAATATTTAAGAAATAATAACGCAACTATCCAGGACGTTATTGAATATTATTCTCAGAAAGCAATACAAGATTATATTAATCAAAATGGTCCTGTAAATAAAGCTTATTCTGTAGATGATTACTCTGATGAAGAATTGTATATTGCCGATCTTAAATCTAAGTTTGAAGGTATGACTGAAGAAGAGATTCAGGCAGATTTAGACTTAGCAAAGAGTAATGAAGACTTATTTAAGAAGAAGGTAGAGACAATTCGAAACCAATATAAAGCACAAGAAGATAAAGCAGTAGAAGATGCACAAAGAGCTCAAGAGGAACAGTATAATGCATTTAAATCAACACTTGAGGAACAGTTAGTAAATTTCAATGAAATCTCTCTTGACTATCAAGATGAAAAATCTGATAGTTTACAAATTGAAGATCACGATAAACAAGAGATCTTTAGTTATATTCTAGATCAAGATGAAAATGGAGCTAGCCAGTTCTTTAAAGATTTAAATGATCCACAAGTTCTTGTAGAGCTCGCTTGGTATCGTCTCTTTGGTAAAGATGCTATTTCAGGTATTTCTCAGTATTATAAGAGTTTAATTAAGGAAACTAGGAAGCCCGCAGCTCCTAAGAATGAGCCTCCTAAACCTTCAACTGTAATACCTACTAATGAAGAGAAAAATAAATCAAATCCAGATAAATCAATCGCGTCATTATGAGATGACGAATTATAAATAAACAATTAAATTAAACAATATGAGAATTTCTAGTTTTAGTACAGTACGTCCTCAGATGAGTTCAACTCGTACATATGAGGATTTTTACAAATTTTTAGGTGAAAAACCTGCACGTCTTGGTATTGTATCATCACTTTATGAGCAGTATACCGCATCGTACCTTACTGAATCTCTGATGAATATATATACAATGGAAAAAGACAAGAAAAATAGTTTCCAAAGTATTAATTCATTTATGGTAGAGTGGGACATTAATGTAGGATTTATTAAGAGAATTCCTTTCCTACAGTTTCCTGATGGCGATGGTGCTCAGGGTACTGATATCATCTTCCACTTCCCTGAAAATTATTATCAGAGAAATGACGTAATGATCATCGAAGGATCACGTCAGCAAGTTATCTTCCTGTCACGTCCTGTTCGTAGATCAGATAGAGACTGGGAGATTGTAGGTAAACTACAAGATTCAGATTACAATGCTACTCTTGATGTTGAATTCTGCCAGCCAGGTATGAAGACTCGTTTCTTAACGAACTATCAGCCTGAAATGCATGAGGAAGGATACGTTAAGTATCAGTCAAATGTTGAAAAGCATCGTACATTTATTGCAACACACCGTGCAGATGTAGACTACACTGCTAAGTATCGTGCAATGGAGGACGTTTTCATTCAGATTGGTAAAGGAACAGAAAGTGATCCTGTTTACAAAATGAATGCTGCAGAAAAAGATTGTCTTGATAGCTTCATGGCTGCTCGTGCAAATGCACTGCTTTGGGGTAAGACTAACGTAGATAAGAATGGTAAACCTAAGATCTTTGATCCTGAAACAGGCGAGCCTATTATCTCTGGCGATGGTATTATTCCTCAGATTGAGCGTTTCGCAGGTAAATATGTGTATTCAAAGATGACTAATAAAGTTATGAATACCGCTATCCTTGCCATGATCGCTAAATCAAATAATCCTACTGGCAATAAATATATCTTTATTTGCAATACTCCTATGTGGGCTGAAATTCAAGATAGTCTGTCAGGATATCTTCGTGACTGGAAGACTGTTGGTACATTCATGTTCTCTAAGGGTGCTAATGATTATATCAAAGTTGGTGCAACCTATAACTCATACGAGTATGCAGGTAATACTGTAACTTTCAAAGTTGACCGTGCTCTTGATATCGAATTCCCTGAGAAGAAATATGGTATCTTCCTTGATCTGACTGCTGATGCTGCTAGTGGAAAACCCGCTATTGCAATGTTCACATTCAAGAACAATGAGTTCTGCCATAACTGGTTAGAGGGTGTTGGTCGTAGAAGTGGACGTGAAAGTGGTCCTGTTGCAAGCCCAGTAGCTGCAACTAAACTTATTGACTGGGGTTATGCTGGTGTTGGTGTATTCAACCCATATCGTAGCTTTATCTTAGTTAGTGAAAAGTAATATAAAAAGATAGAATAGAATATTAGTAGGCTTCTCCTTCGGGAGAAGTCTACAAAATATTTAAAACTTAGATATCATTATTTGGTATAGATAAATTTAATAAGAATAAATATGAATAATATAGTAACTTTAAGAAATGTATATGGTAAGGAAAAAGCACATTGCTTTATTAATCCTTTAAAACAAGCAAATGGTTCAAATTATCCTTTTGTAAAAAGAGTTCGTCAGGTAGATGCTAGTGGAGATACAGAAATGATCCTAAGTGAAGCAGAAATTAATAGTCCTAATAGTAATTACTTTATTAAGGAAGATGAACGAATAGAGATTTATGATGGCAAAACGTTTGATTTAGATAATCCTCTGGAAAGAAATATTTGGACTTGTATTAAAGATTCATTTTTAATTGCTCCTGAAAGAGATTCTAGAGATTCAAAAGGTAATCTTTTAATTGACGGAGGTCCAAAACGTTATGGTCAAGCTGAATTCTATGTAGAAAGACCTGGAGTTGAATCTGAAAAACGTATCGAACGTATGAAGCTTGTAACAAAAGCGTTCACTTATATTGAACAAGATTCTGCTAAAGGAAGACTTACCAAAACAAGGTTACTTGGCAAATCAATGAGAAATGCTCCTGACTCAGATGTTCAGGACTATTTATATCAAAGAGCGGAAAAAGATCCAATGGTTGTTATTGACCTTTATACAGGATCAGATACAGCACTTAAACTGCTGCTTATTGACGCAAAAGAACAACGTGTTATCAACCTTCAAAGTGGAGTTTGGATGTATGGGGATGTTCGTCTAGGTACAACTGATGAATCTATCTTACTCTTCTTGAAGATTCCTGCAAATAAAACTATCTACGAGGGTATTACATTAGAGACATATCCTGATCTTCAGAAACTAAGTTTAAAAGAACCTATAGAGGAAAAGTCTGAAGATAAAGCTGAGGAAAAAGTTGAGAAGACGGAAAAGAAGAAAAGCAATAAATAACAATATATAATGACTATTAGACAAGCATATGAATACATTTTAGTTGAATGCAACAAGGTGAAAGCTCCTCAAGTTTTACTTGAGGACTTCATATACTTGTTTAATAAAGCAATTCAACAATATATAAACGGTGTATATAACAGAAGCGAATACAATCAACAAAGTTCAGATGACTTAGGATTTTTACAAACTACATCAGTAATTAAAGTAGGTAAAATTGCTCCAAGACAGGAATTCAATGATACTGTTTGAGAGTTAGAATTACCTAAAGATTACTTACATATGTTGAATTGTATTGCAGAATTTACAGGTAGTGATTCAAATAAATCCAGATGTGGAGATGGAGTTGGTCGAACAATTACATCAACATGTCAGAGGTTAACTGCAGATCTTTATGCAGGTATTATTAATAATTATTATATGAGGCCATCACATAAAAAGCCTTACTATTATATTATTAATCATAATGATAATAACACTGAACCTCTAAGAAATTCAGAAGTTATTCCAACGAATTTAACCATGGATACAGAGATTCAAAACGGATCTTATCAGCCTAGATGAGCTGATTCTGAATTAACATATAGAAATGAAGTGTTTTTAAAAGAACAATACAATAGAATTTCGAATCAATCTACTGTAAAATTGGAAATTCATAGCGGTACTTCTACATGAGCTTTAAATAAAGTTTATGTAACATATTTGAAGTCTCCTATGTACGTTTCCATGACCCAAGACAAGAATCTTGAAATTGAAGATAATTCTCAAGTCTTGGAATTTCCAGATTATGTTTGCTATGAGATTATAAATATAACAGTTAGATTACTGTTAGAGAATGCTAGTGATCCAAGATTACAAACGAACATTCCAATTAATCAAACTATAGCAGTTCCTGGAAATAAATAAATTTATTAACTTAAAAATTAAAAATTATGTTTGATTTTCAAAAAGAAGTAATAATTAATTCAAACCTGCTTGACGATGGTGTAAATCCTCGTTTTATGGTTATGGATGGACCTGTTAAATTATTTCGAGTATTACGTTGTGCAGACTATAGAAAAGAAGGCTTAGTCGAAGGAGTTATTTACAAAACTCCAGCAGAAAAAGGCCAAGTCGCTAGTGCAGCATTTAATTTACCTGCGAAAGAAGGTACTTATAGAGTAGTAATTGGTATTACTCTAATCGGTAAATACCTTGCAGATTACGCTATGCCTTGGTCAAATTTTGGTAAGGCTGTACTTGCTGAATTTGAGGTTTCTGCTGAAGATTTAAGAAAGACTAAAGAACTTCAGGAAAAAATGATTAAGGCTATCGAAATGGCTATTCCTGAAAACTACAGATATGTAAGAGTATCTGCAGAAGATTCAGGCAAAGTACTTGTAAGTTGCACTGATTCACATCAGGTCATTACTGTAGCTGAACTTCAGGAACAAAGAGGTATTAGTTGTCCTGATAGTTGCACTGAGAAGCAATATGTAACGGTTGATGAGGCTGTAGAAGTAACTAAGAATAAAATGGAAATTGGTACTGCTGCTTGGCTTCAGGAGAATCTACGTTTCCCAAGTTATCCTAATATACGTTATGCAGCTCTCAATGAAGAGGAGTATCCAGTAAACGGAGGTTTGTATACTCAATTCTCATTCTTATATTGCATGCCTCGTAAGGGGCTTCATGGACAGGGAACAGTAGGACAAGCTCTTAAATCAGTTACGACACATACGTTCTATGTATTATCATCACTTGTTGATAAGTTTGAAGAGGATCTGAAAAAAGTATTTGGAGACGATTCAATTAAAGTTGTTAGTCCTGATAATACTGAATTAATTAATATCGAATTCGTATCTGCACTTAAGGTTTCAGTACAGGATATTAACGAAGAAAAAGCAATAATTAAAGCAAATGTATCTGGTCCCGCTGTTAGTCCAAATCTTATTAAATATTCAATTAAAGAAGAAGATAGTAAGTATCAAATCGATAACGATGGTAAGCTTACTGTAAAAAAAGGACAAACTGCAGCAGAAGGTGATAAGTTTACAGTTAAAGCCTCTTATGGTAATGCTGTAGCAGAACAAGAGTTTACAGTAGGAGCTTAATACTCCTTTTAACATATATCACTAGAAGAAGGCAGGGCGGGGTAATTTCCCTGTCCTGCCTTTAATTTTTAAACTGAAGTTTATGACAATAGAAGCAATAGCAAGTGCTGTATATAATAATACAGTAACTGGATTAGCAGGAATCACTTCAAATCCAAAAATATCTGTAGAGCAACTTCAGGATGAAGTAGTGGCAGAGCGTAATCAAATAATGAGAGAATTTCTTTTAAAAGGAATTCTTAATTTAGATGAATTGTTTTTAGCAATTAATTGTATTGAAGTTGATTGTGATTACATGTCAAAATGTTGTAATTTGCAAGTTGGAGAAAAAGCATTACATTTTGAAATTCCACCGATTATTTATATAAACGGAATTGATACAATAAGATTTGTTGGCAGTATAGATAGACATACTCGTTATAATATTTATACAGATGAAACTTATAGATTTCATAAGTATAGAAAAAATAAACCAGGAAGTCCATATGTCTATATAGATACTGCAATTAATTCTAATGGTAATATGGACGGATATATTTTTAATGTTCCTTTTGTGAAATATATATCTGTAATTGCACTATTCTTAGATCCAAGAAAGCTTTTAGAATGAGATTGTTGTTCTGAAAATCCTGAAGTATATCTAGATTGTGGAATTCTATCTGATGAAATTATTAAAAGAATGACTGAGAAATATATTCGCTGGTATAAGCAACTCGCTACTCCTGTCACTCCTAACGACCAAACTCCTAAATAGTTATGAAGTTAAATAATATAAATTCTGTATATTCTCTTGCTAATATATTATACGGGGTTACAATAAATCCTGATAATTTTGAGGATATAGTTTTAAATGGTTTACAGTTAATAGGTAACAAACATTCTAGAATGTATAGATATGTAGGAGATACTACAAACAGAATACTAGAATTACCTTGTAATTTATCTTTTATAGAATCTGTGACAATTCCATTTGAAGACTTTCAATCTACTTCAGATACTAGTATTTTTCCATTAGTTCAAAATGCTTATTATGAAAGATATAATGAAGCTTGAAAATGAAATAAAGATCCTTTATATCAATCAGGAAAACTATTAAATTATAATGAGATAAATAATGCATTAGAGTTTGATAGAGATTATTCGAATGTATCTGTACTGTATCATGGTGTAATTGTAGATGATGACGGACTTCCACTTATAACAGATAAAGAATTAACTGCATTAGCTGCATATGCAGCATATATTGATTTATATAAAAAGAGTCTTGTATTAAGAGATGGCAATTCTTTTCAAATGGCTCAAGTAGTTAAACAAGAATGATTAAGAGCTTGTAGTGATGCTAGAGTTCCTGAACATATCTCACAAAATGAAATGAATGAGATTCTTGATGCTCGTACACGTTGGGATAGAAAGCAATATAAGAAATCATTTAAACCTGTTAACTAATGAATAAAAAAATGTTTCCTCATGGTTTTAACTCTAGGGAACTATATAATGGGTTAAATCCTAAGTTATTAAAAGGAAGATGAGTAAAAAATAGATATAAAGATCGTAAGAACCTAGCTGCTAAGATTTTTGATGACTGTTTTTATGAGATCTTATTGGATATTATAAATAATAATGTTACCTTTGTACTACCTCTGCGGTTTGGAAACTATGGAGAAATTTCTATGAAACAAATTGCAGATGAAGACTTTAAACAAGCATATAGAAGAGGTAAATTTAATAATATTGATTTTGTATTATCTCAATTTACAGGAAACCAGCTAGTATATAGATATATGAAACATAATAAAGAAACTATGGAAAAACCAATCTATGTTGATAAATATCTTAAAAAACTCATAGATCAATATACTGAAGAAGCAAAAGTGTACTATTAATTATGATTAAAGAATTAGACGATTATTTAGGTATTATACAAGAAAAATATCCAAAGATCTCAAAAGATGAGTTAAAAAGAGTTATAGAACACGGTTTTAGTAGTTTTCATTTATTAGCTAAAAGTGGAGCAGATGTAGTTTTAGGAAATCATAACTATACTGCTTTTTGTGGAAAGATGTTTTTTGATGATTATAAAAGAGTTAGATATAATAATATTAAACATCGTATTAAATTAAGACTGAAATATAAGTACGCTCAAGAAGTATATAACGGAGCGTACTATTTCGGTCTAACTGAAGCTGAGTGAGAATTTTATAAAACTCAGATAACTTCAAAGCGTAGATCTAAAATAAAGTTTAGAGATTTGAAGTTATATAAAATACAAGAAGAGTGTTATTTAGATAGATCTAGAACACATTTCTTTAAATTATACTATCCAATTGATGTTGGATGGACATTTTTAAAAAGTGAAATCACAACAAGAAACTTTGAATATATAGCATATAGAGATGTAAAAAATAAAATAATAATGATTTAATATGGCAAAAGAAGAAATAATAGGGTCTCCTAGAAGAAATTTAGTTTTTGAAACTAGTGGGGTAATAAGAGTAAAAGTTGGAGATAAATATTATAAGTTAAATTATGATAAAGAAACAACTGATGATGAAGACGAAGAATCTATAGAGTCTAAAATTATAATTGTAGACGATATATTATTATATGAGACAGGGCAGTATGAATATCCTGGAGATAGAAAAATAATCTTTGCATTAAACGGAGGAATTTATTATACATTAGATAATAGTTATTTTAGTTTTAGTGATTCTCAAAATTCAGATGCTTCTCTTGAAGGGAATATAATATTTGATAATACTGTAATATTTAATGGGACTCCGCCATTTAAATTAAGTAGTTCAGAAGTTATAAGTAATCTTAATGCACAGTTTATTGATGGGCATAGTTGAAATGATATTCAAGCATTATTAAATAAACAGAACATCTCTTTTAATACATTAGAAACTACAGATGGAAAATTTATAGCTGAAGATGGGAAAGTTACATGTAATACAGTAGTTTGTAGTAATGCTAATATTAAAAAACTTAGTTTTGAAACTCTTTCTGGAAATATCTCAATTGGAGGAAATATAAGTGTTACAGCAAGCGAGCTAGATATTAATGGAAATCTATATGATCTTGGAATAAATATTTTACAGCTTCTATATAAATTATATTCTGTAAAAGGAATAAATACTAGTAAGACTACATTCGTTGAGTTTGCTAAAGATCTTGTAAAATCTGTAAATACAAGTTATAATTGACAAACTCCATCAACATATACCTCTCATCAATTAGATTTTGATAAACAACTTTTATCAGAATCTTTTTATTGGGAGCCAATAAACATTGAATCTTGAAAGAATATTTCGTGCATACCATTATCTGTTGCAGATAATTATTATATAGATCCTGAAGAAATTACAGAAGATACAGAAATTACTAAAAGTGCAGAAAATATTGCACGTTTATCTAATCTATACAATGAGATTATAACAAAAATTTACATTATTCCAGAGGAAAATAAATCTACATTTAATGGTGTCGTTTTAAAATTATATATAGGTTCAGGATTTGTTACTCCTGGTACAGAGGGAGAATTAATTATAAATGAATACAAAAAAGATACATCTGAGGAGATTGAGAATATTAGTGCAAAGTTCATAGTCACAGGTATTAATAATGACGAAATATATGTACATACTACATACATTTCAGATAAAGCAAGCTTTCTAGCTCTTTCTTCAGAATCTATTGGGTTGTATGCATATTCAGAAGCTGAGAATCTAACTTCAGATACTGAAGAACAACCGTTTACCTCAATTAATGTACAATATTATCAAGAGCCTGAAGAAACTTCAGAGTATTATAATATTATACTAGAAACTAATCCTGAATCTATCGGTTTTTATCAAACTAGTAATACAGTTATTGGAAATTTATCTGTAATATCAGACGATATACTAAATCCTTCTGGAATAGGGATTTATAGTGATAACTGTTATTTAAATAACCCAACTATATGCCTATACAATAGTGCTGAACAAAAGAGTTATCTTAAAATATCTGCTTTAGGAACATCATTCGTTGGAATAAACGATGCTCAAGAAAATTGAATTAGTATCGAAAATACAGGCAAATGTAGTTTGAAGAGAGGCAATCTATATAATATTAATAACTATGATACTTTTTGTAAGTTTGGGCCTTTAGTTGTATATGAAGACGGTTCTGCAACTTTAGGAAGTGGAGATACTCAAATTACTATATCTGCATCTGGAGAAGTTAAGATTCCTTCTGCAGCAATAACTACATAATAACTATGAAGAACAAATTAAATCAAATAAATCAGTTTAATGGAGGAATGATAAAGGATATAGAACCATTAATGGTTCCAAATACTGTAATGACTGATTGTTTAAACGGCACTTTAATTACTTATAATGGTAATGAATTTGCCTTACAAAACGATATGGGTAATTATGGGTTTAAAAATGGAGCTTTGAGTAATGGTTTTGTTCCTGTTGGAATGAAAGAACACCAAGGAGTATTATATATTATTTCATATAATCCAATTGACGACAAAGTAGAAATTGGAAGTTTTCCATCACAACAAACAATCTTTACCCCAATTGTAGATAATAAGGATGCTACAATTAAGGATATTATTATTGATAAAACATCTTTATATAAAGATTTAGAAGGTGAAACTAAAATCATACTTCTTAGTAAAGATCCTAATTTTTATTTAAATCCAGGAGATAAGTATCTTCTTATATATGAAAATTTAGATGAATATTCCTTTAAGGAAGCACTTGAACAGTTAAACAATAAATACTATAGACACTTAGTTCCTTATATTCTTACAGATGAAAATAAATTGTATAATATAGATGGGCTTCTTGAATTACAAGTCGATAAATCCACAACTAATAGAAGTGATTGGATTCCTGTATCTTGGGATATTCCTGGTTGGCTTGCTGTAAAGTTTAGTATTACGGTTCCAGAACAATTTAATATATATTTTGATAAAAGTAAGATATATGTAGATAATAGTGATTCAAATGCTATAAAAGTTTATCCAGGCGGAGATCTTAGAGTACAAACTTATTGGAATCTTGTAAATTATGCTGATGGAGATTTAGATAAGATTCAAAATAATTTAGTATATTTTTTACATGATTATGATACTTTAGATGAAAAAAATATAAGTAAATTATCTCCAATAAGTCTAGAGCCTAATCAATTAATATCTTATAATAATTTCCAGTCTATAATATTTAATACTATTGAGGCAAAAACGCTTGGAAACTACAAATATATTACTCCCGCATTATTAGTTGAAAATGAAGGTAAGAAAAATTATATAATATATAGTCAATTTACACAAACAATTTCTAGAGATCCTATAACAATAGATCCTAATGAAATACACTTTGGAAGAAATTATTTTAAATATTTTGTAGGAGATAATTCTCTAACAATGCTTACTTCTTGAGAAAGTTTTCCTGGAGTTAGCCTTGAATATAAGTTAGAAAGATATTCTACTTCAGATTCAGACAACCCCTATACTGCTATTGATTGGACTTCGGTTTCTGATATAATAAGTAATGGAACTATTATTATAGATATACCCTTTTCTGAAAATAATGAAGACATAGCAGAGTATGATACTACTCAAACTGGAGAACCTAAGATAAAAAAAGTTAATTTTAATAAAGAGGATATATACTTTCTAAGTCTTCGTTATGTTATTAATATTGAATCTGGAAATCCTATTAGAGGAGATATAGAACCTGCCGAAAATAGAATTTATGCCACAGAACTTGTAAATAGGTGATATTATGTTAAAGATAACTTTAAGGATATTACAGGACAAGACCTTGTAAATTACTTTGCTGATTATATAAAACTCGAACTTAATTCAGGTAATTATGCGTTTACAGAAACTGCTTTTCTAAAACGAAGAGGTAATGAAGATTCAAAAGATGAAAAAATAAATAATTATTCATTTGATTCTAGTGACTATTTTAGTGAAATTAAATTAGTATATCCAGAACCTCCTGGAGAAACGTATGATACTTCTAAGATTGGAATTAAGACTATATTTAAACAAGGCAATACATATTCTATTAAAAAGGTAGGAAACTCTGAAGTATATACTATATCTGTTCCAAAAGACCAAAATGGAGATGACGGTAGATTATGAAGATGAATCACTTCTAAAGGCGTTACTGTTAACAATGGCAAGGCTATAGATTCTAAAGGCAATACTTATACACTACTCTTTAATAAAATAGATGGATCTTTTTCATTTGATTTGTTTAATACTTTTACAGTTACAAATACTGAATATAATATTGTAAAAGAAATCAGTAGTAGTGATAAATATTTATATGAATATCATCCTATTGGAAAAACTAAAACTAAAGTTACAGATAAAGACGATACTCATACAATAGAATATAGACCTGAATATGTAGAATTTAGAAAAGACGGTTCTGGAAGAGATAAATGATCAATGTGTTTCTGGTGGAAAGAGGTAGGTCCTTTTACTATTAGGTTTGAAAACAATAAGTTGTATTATGGTGAGAATACAGAAGAATTCACTCCAGAAAAGAACTGACCTAGTGTTCTTGGAGATTTAAATATTTCAAGTGGAACTAATTGGCATAGAACAGATTGAAAACCAGATGGCCATTCTGCAACTAGTACAAAAAGTTATGCAGATGATTATGGATTTAATATATATAATTTCTATAATGCAAAATATAGTAATGATAGTAGCCATTCTGGAGATTCTGGTTTCTTTGGCAGATACGGATCTGCAAATAATTTCTGTCTTGCAATGTCATATGAAACAAAAAATTCATGACCTTGTATATATTACTGTGCTAATAAGGCGCCTTCAGAGAAAGATGCTTCTTATATTTCTAAAACTTGTATATATTCCTATCTTATGATGATATACTGTTTAAGATATTGTATGTCTTCTAAAAATAATATAATTTATTATTCTTTATATAACTATAGAGAATCTCTTATAAATCCAGTATATATAAAAACTATTAATCTTTCTGGAACATATAATTGAAAATATTTCATGGATGAGGGAGTTGACATTCCAGATGAAATAGATTCAATATTTAATGGAGTATCTTTTGCAGACAATAATGTGATATCTACAAATACAAATGTCAATTTTAATTGTATAGTTACTCCTGATGAATCTTTTAAATATGAACTCCAAAGGTTAATAGATAATAAGAATAGTGATGTAAGAATTAAAGTAGATGAATTAGAAAGACAGCCAAATATAAAAAGTGGGGACCTGTATCTTATTCATGAGTATAATGAGAATGCAAATAAAGTGAAATTAACTAATGCTATAAAAAGTATGGTGTTTACAGATCAAGTAAGATCTAATATGGATGCTACTTTAGAATTGTTTATGAGAGAGACAGATAATAATACGCGTTCTGTAGCAAGAGAGTTTATTTCTAATATATATGATGACGGGCAATAATGGATATAAAACTGAAAGTAAAAAAGTACAAGGATACTGGAGATATTGCTTGAGAGTATAATCCTTTACGTAATTTAAAAAAATCTGATGATCAGATTGATGATTTTACAGTAAGTAATTCTCAATTAAAATTAGATCTAGAAAATCCTATAGACATAGAATGTCAAAGTTCTTATGATGGAAGTACAAATTTAATATTCAACGATGATAAAAATCCTCCTAGAATAATAAATACTAGAGTAGCGTTATTAGAAAATAATAGATATAAAATTATAAATCGAAACCAAATTAAACAATCTAATTTATATACAGAAAATGAATTAGATCAACAAACTAGGTTATTTAGAAACGTTACTAGAATTCCAAAGATTCAATTTAAAAATGTAGATTACTTTGGAACTCTCAAAGGAGGGAATTATATATTTTATATAAAATATTCTGATAGTGACTATAATGAAACTGATATTGTTGCTGAATCAGGAATAGTGTCTGTATTTAAAGGAGATTTATCAAATCCTAAGACTTGTGTTGGAGCTTATATGGATGAACGTACTGATAAATCTATAATACTTTATCTTAAGAATATAGATACGTCTTTTAGTTATATAAATATATATTATAGTAGAACAAGTTGTGATGTAAATGGTATTTCTAAAACAGATTTTCATAAAATAAAAAAGACTTATGAAATAACTGATGTCAATCAAACAATAACCATTAATGGATTTGAAGAACTTGAAGACATAACTGCAGAAGATTTAAATATACAATATAACTATGTAGAGTCTGTAAAAAGTCAGGCACAAGTTCAAAATAGATTATTCTTTGCAAATGTTTCAAAACTTAAAGAAGACTCTGCTATTTTAAGTAATCTTGCGTTATATATTAATGTAGAAGAATGTCAAGAACATGATATAGGATATATTACAGATACATATGGAATTTATAAAGGAGATATTACTGCTGCAGAATACTATTCTCCATATAATATATATTATAGACTTGGGTATTTTCCTGGGGAGATTTATAGGCTAGGAGTAGTATTTATATATAATGATGAGCATTTATCTCCTGTATATAATCTTAGAGGTATTGATTTTAATCTTTCAACTTATCATTTTAAAGAAAAAGGGGATAATAGAGAGATAATATCAAGTAATAAATGTAATTATGATTATAATATAGACTTAAGAGATCCTGAAACTATAGAAAATAAAGATTTTATATCTTTAGAAACTTTAGAAAATACAAGAGGAGTATTTAGATTCACTAAAGATAAGACTATTATTGATCATGACGGAAAATCTGTGAAGCCATTGGGATTAAAAATTAGAATCCCTGAATTTGTAATTAATAAACTTAAAGAACTGAATATTAAGGGATACTACTTTGTTAGGCAACAGCGTATTCCAACATTTTTATTCTCTGGGTTATCTATAGGAGTTGACACTGTAAGTGGAGTTCCTTGTCTTGATCTTTCTGAAGGAGGCCAAAATCCAAAGCTTGTAACAGAATCTTTTGTAAATAAAAATAAGGTATTGATTAACGATTATGATTCAAAACTTATATATAGTAACAATTGTAGCTATTCAGGATTATTATCAGCAGATGTTAAGTGTGATAAGCAAATGCAATCTCTACTTAACTCAGATAGATATAAATTAGTAGAAGCATACAAGTTTAATCAATATAACGCATCAGGAAGAAGTTATACCTTAGATTTAACAAATGTTGAAAGTACAAATGCAGAAACAACAAGCGAACTTTTATATATAGACTCGGATATTCCTCAGAAAATTATTAATGATAATATCTTTTGTACTAGAGCAGGAATGCAAGAAGAAATTAAACAACAAACCTGTTTTGGAAAAGAGGATATGGAATCAAGCGATGCTCAATTAGTTAGAGGAGTATTTACTGATTTTGTAGGATGTAATACTTTACTTGGTAAATCATCATTATATAATGTTTATATAAAAAATTACTCCGAAACATTTAATAAGGAATATTTTCAAATAAGAATCGATGATAATTCTCCTTACTTTGCAGTATCTGATAGATATGCTACAGATACTAGTATGATAAAAGACAAGGATATTACAGATTGTACTACTAATTATAAAGACGAAGAAGATAATTCTATAGAATTTAATTGAAGCGTCATTCCAATATTATATCGTGGGGATTGCTTTACTTATACAACTACCATTAGATTACATAGAAATTTCACTTCTCAAACAGTTCCTACAAATGATACAATAGTAGATTTTAATACTTGAAAAGATAATTTTAAAGGTATTAGAAATACTGAAAACTGGGATGATATAAATATTGGAGATATTAATGCAGTAGCTATTGGAAGTTGAATAACATTTAAAGGATTATCTAATAATAATATTTCTCTTAGAAGCATTGATGAGTTTAATACAGAAGAAATTGCATTAATGGGAAATCCAAGAGGATTTTATCCTATACAAGGTATGTCTACTAAATCTTCTGCTAAAATTCCAGAAAGTAACTTATATAATAGAGGATATAGTACTACTCTAGGATTTAAAAGAAATTATAAGCACATAGATGTACCTTATGAAGTTGACGAGTTTGATACTCGTATAATGTTTAGTGATATTCAGGTAGATGGAAACTTTAAGAACTCATATAAGGTATTCCAAGGATTATCATATGAAGATTTAGATAGACAATATGGAGGTATAGTAAAAATTCTTCCTTGAGGAGGAAATCTATTAACTGTATTTGAGCACGCTATAGCTATTGTTCCAATAAATGAAAAAGCTCTTATTCAAACTACTACTGGGCAAAATATTCATATGTATGGATCTGGAGTATTACAAAAGCAAATGACAATTATATCTGATATGTATGGTTCTATATGAAAAGACTCTATTATAAGAACTCCTAGAGCAGTATATGGTGTTGATACATATGCTAAGAAAATTTGGAGATTTTCTGATAGAGGTCTTGAACTTATATCTGATTTTACGATTCAAAGATTCCTTAATGATGAAATAAATCTTAAGGAACTTGAAAAAACAGTAGCATTAGGAACAAGAAATGTTAAAACTCACTTTAATGCTTATAAAAATGATGTTATGTTCACTTTTTATAATGATGATAAAATTTGGAATATATGTTATAATGAAGTACGTAGCATGTGAGTTACTAGATATTCGTGAGTTCCTTTATTATCAGAAAATATAAATAATACATATTTTAGTTTTGATTTGCTTAAGAGTAAAATATTTAGTATAATAAGTAATAATCTTCGAAAAACTGATGATCTTGTAAAGGTAGGAGAAGAATGAACTGGAAAATATGTTACTTCTGATAGAGAATACTCAAAGTTTACTTTCACAGTTGATGGATATGATGGATATAATATTAATAGTGTTGTTATAAAAGGATATTACTGAGATGAAGATGAAATAAAAACTGATTCACTTATTGAATGCAAAGCAAATGAAGAAACCTGGCTTATGGATGAAGTAAGTGAGAATTGGGTTGAAATTAAAAATAAAAATGTTGGAAATGCTATAGATGCTGAATCAGAAGAGGATCGTCAGAAAATAATCTATGCTAATTATCTTGAACAGAAGGATGCGGCTCCGTTTTCAATAGAATTTAAAGATCTATACAGAAAAGAAGACAGAGGCTATTTATATTATACTATTGAAGTAAAATATACTCCATATGTTGTAACTTCATCAGAAGATAATCCTTCTGAAGATGAGAGTGGAAACCTTATGAGTAATTGTATTGTTTTTGGAATTGAACGGTCGTATACAGCTGGAGCTATTATTCCTTATGAAGCGCTAAAAGAATTCGACATGCTGAAATATCAAGATGATTGAAATAAGGCACTATTATATAATATTTTCGTACACGGTAGAAGTAACATTATTGATGAGATAAATTATTTTGATAGTGATGAAACAAATCAAATATTACCTACTAAATGATATAATAAACAGGAACCTTTTGAGTTTGAATTTATAGTTAATGAACCAAAAGGAATTCATAAAATATTTGACAATTTAGTAATAATATCTAATAATGTTGAACCAAATTCTATTGAAATAGAAATTACTGGAGATGTATATGAATTTAGTAAAAGAGCTATTTATAGAAATAAAACTTTTAATAAAAATGAATCTACAAATGCTAATTTCCCAGAAATCTATTTAGATAAAGAATCTAAAGGATATAAAACAGAAGTTACATGAGATCCAATTCGAAATGAATATTACTTAAATGTACATGCAGATTGTTTAAATATAAAAGAATATGGAAGACGATTAGGTAATATATACTATAGTGAAGATTCTTGGTATTTCCAAGTACAACCAATATATTATGAACAAACAAGCTCTAATGATTTTGAATCTCCATTAAAGGCAACTAAAGTTCGAGATAAATATGCAAGAATTAGAGTTAAATATAAAGGTGATAAACTTGTTATTATTACTGCATTACAAACATTAATGACTCAAAGTTATGCATAAAAGAATAAAGAAAATGGAAACAGGAGCTAGCATTGGAAATATTATCGATCTAGATATGATGAAACAACTTGGTCTTAGATTAGGAGATTATAATACATTTATGAATACTTCTACGAATAAGATCAAATCTGATATTGGAAACTTTAAAAGCTCAGGATTTGATTTAACTAATAAAAATCCTTTTTCAAATGCAAAAGGTATATTTTCTCAGAATACTGTTAATAGTGTTAATAATTGACAAAATAATACATTTGGTGGAGCTAAGACAGTAAATAATCTAAATGGCAAATTTG